GGGGTGGGGGTGGCGGCAGCGGAGCAGCATCGGGTGGAAATGGTGTGGTTCGAATCGTTTGGCCAGGAACTTCGCGTTCATTCCCATCAACAAATGTTGGTTAACAAGGTAAAAAAATACAATGAGCACAAATTTATACATTCAAATAGTGAATGGTACTACGGTTAATCATCCAGCAGTAGATACAAATCTAATACAAGCATTTGGCAAAATTCCCGACGATTGGGCACCATTTACAAGAACACCATTTGCCAATGCTGGAATAACTCTGGGTGTTTATGAAAAACCCGCAACTTCATACATATTATCCAGTGACGGCCAAACTTGGCAAGATAACTGGTCTGCGGTGCCCATGACGGATGAAGAAATTGCCCGTAAACAAAACAATGTAATTCAAACGTGGGCTAATAGGCCTTTTGCTGATAATTTCACAGCATGGACACTGGATAAAACAACTTGTACAATGGTCCCACCCACGCCAAGACCAACACCACCTGATGGTCAAGCATATCGTTGGAATGGTAAAATAAACGATTGGCAAATAGCTTCGATTATGCCTTCAGATGGCCAAAACTATACTTGGAATTTTGATACCTGGACTTGGGACGTTGTATCTTAATTTGGTGTTGAAGTAATGACAGCAGTGGATGTGTCACGGTCTATAGTCATATAACCCTCACAGCTCATATTCCAATCGTCATTGGTACCGTTACCAGTAACGCTGTCTGTTACCGTTAGGCCTTCGATCCTGAAGTGTTTAAACAAGTATTCTTGGCCGTTTTCAAACACACGCCATACATGATCTTGACTGCCCCTGCCAGGTTGTCCTCGGCTTTTGTTGAATCTTATGTGGTATGTATTGGTGCTCATACTATTTCTACGGCTGGGGGTGGGTGGTCTGTGTCGATAGAAGGTGCATTGGGACCAAGCCCAATGGTAAAGTGAATAAATCGTAGGGGGCTCTCGGAGCCATGTCTACTAAAACTATGCGGTACCCAGCTGGGCACTATGAATAGATCCCCGGGCGTAGTTTCAAAGTTAATGGCGGTACTGCCCATACTCACTAGTGATGCATCCTTTTCGGGAGGATTTACTAGACGTTTGGCTGGTCGGGGGTCATGAATTACCAATCGGCCACAGTCCATGGGGGTATCTAAAAAGTAAAAGCCCACAAGTTGACACCCATGGCCGTGTACATGTTCTTCGTGCAGGCTGTGTTTATAGTGTTCTTGACCCCAGATTTCATGAAAGTACACACTGAAATTGTCCATGTCATAGCCCTGTGATTCTAATACATTCCAGGAAGTAGAACCAATGTAGTCCAGAAAGGGTTTGACTTGTTCAATGCCTAATAGGGTATCAGTTTGATATACAGGGTAGATTGGGTGCAGTGTATTATTCTTTTTGACGTCGTCGATTTTGTCTGTCATTACAGCCCTAACATCGTTTAGATATTCGGGCTTATTGATCTTGTAAACGGGTGTAGGAAAATAGATGTAGGTTTCTAACTGGTTGTTGGAGGCAGTGCATACTGTAGCATCATTGCTATCTCCTACGATAATAGGTTTTGTCATTTTAACTTGCTCCAAAAATAGTTACGCGTTTCTTTGTGGCATCGTCAAAGTCCATGATAGTCCAATCATTGCCCAATACCGGGGTGAGTTGGATATGACTGCGTGGAATAAAATATCTATCCGTGCCCAGGTTCATTTGATCAACTAGGTTGCTAAACACACTGTCTACACATATAATAGACTCTGCGTTAGATAGCATACCAATCCAGTTAAACACGCTGGGCGTCATTCCTTCTTTGATTTCAATCTGTTGCCAATCCTCTGGGATAATACTAGTGTCAAACCCAGCACGGTAATCGCTACCATCCAAATGAAGAATGGCAAAATGTTCAGGACTCCCAAGTTTTTTGTAAAGCGTACCTTCAGCATCATAATCCCTTGTAATGCAATCAGCCAAAGTCCACTTCTTAAGGAAAGGAACCCCTGCTACAGAATACTTATATTGATCAAACTTCATGAGTTGGAACTCAGGTCGGGCTGTGAACTCAGGATGTCCGGTTAGGGCATTGTATAGGCACAGGACTTCGTCGACCTTGAAGTTTTTAAGACGTTGCATGGGAACGTCATAGAAGAATGGGCCGGGGTCTACTGGAACTGGAATCCATTTGACCCAGGGTACATGATTGACTACATTGTCGAGAAATACATCAGCCACGGGCCACAGGATTTCCCAACCCTCGTCATAATAATGTTTCGCAATAGGAAGGGAGATAAGAATGTCACCCCAACCCCCTCGACTGGATAATGCCCAGTCTTTGTTTCTTAATCATATCTCATTTCCTGCATAAATATTGGTGTAGTTCGCGGAATTGGCGTTCCCAACTACTCTAACAAGAAAGGACCTTATCAGCAATGTATTTAAACACCATTCCAGCCTATGTCTATAAAATTAGACATATACCTTCGGGACAATATTATTTTGGATTTAGAAAAGCCCATATAAAGTCTCTTCAAAAAGATTAATTGCTCATGCTAGAGTTACGTTTAATACATTGCCGTGTCCGTACATAGATTCGGCAATCTGTTGGGCTTCAATGTAGTTGCCCGCATTAAGTAGAACGTGGGTAGTAACCTGACGGCCTTGAATAGCAACCCAAACTCGATATGTGTTCATAGCAATCTCCCTAAGGATAGTTAAAAACATATTATAATATGAGTCTATTCAAAAGTCAATCAAAAGTATTGGATACGTTCTAAATCGGGGAAGTAACATTCGTTGCGTTCAATAGGCAAATCTTGTCTTGCTTCACAACACACAGGAACGCCTAGCCCGATGGCCAATGCTAGAGCTTGACTTTGGTTACCCACAAACTGATCGCAGCCTGCAATAACTTCTGCCAAATCTAACATTGTTTTGGTTTCATGATAAGGAATATCCCAACCGATGTCTTTCTTAAACTTTTCATATTCGTTGGGCAAGCCAACAAACACAGCTTCTTGGTCCATGCCTTGTGAACGCCAATCTTCCCAAACTGTGGATAGTTGGGTGGGAATCCATCGTTCTGTACGATTGATAACAATAGTTCGACCTTCAATAGTTTGCGGATTAGGTACGGTTAACCAAGGGGTGTTACGCACTGTGTCTTTATCTTGAATGTTGAACACATCACTGTAGATGTCCACATAGTTTCCGGGGTGTCCAACAAATGGCACACGGAATCTATCTAGATTATGAGTTATTTCAGTTTGAGGAGTTAACGCATCAAACTTGGTAACATACGCTTGTGCTTCCATAAATGACTTCATATATTTGAAATCACTGGGAGTTAATCTGCCCTTATGGAATGGGTTTGGAGGACTACCATAGTAGTGCATGCCAATCCAATCGATTTGGTTAAGATGCAGATAAAACTCACCTCCACCAAAATGTTTCATAATGGGGAGACTATAAATGAGGTCGCCAAAGGCTCCGGAATGTTTAAATTTATTCATATTCTTATTATATGCTAGGTTAACTATATTTACAACACACTAAATGCACAAATACATTTTTAGGTAAATATTATTCTATGCCAAATACAATCGCCAGTGCAGACAGTTTTAATACTTTACAAAACTCCATAAGTTCGTTATATGGAAATACCTATGATGCCGCCGGCCAAGCCGTTAGTACCGCAGTAACATCGGGTCAACTGATCAGAGCCAGCGATTGGAATAGATTACTAGCAGATACTAATCGAGCAGATGTACACCAAAGTAATCAAACTACATCAATCAGTCCTGCAACTATTGGTTCTGCTGTGTCTACATCGATGTATACTATTTTGACAACAGAAATAGGTAATAGAATAACTTATTATCTTAATGCACATCCTAGTCAAATAGCAACTGTAAACACACCGATATCATTTACTACTAGCACTACTACAACCTATACAGTTGATTTTAACTGGTCTTCAAACGCATTAGCGAATGGATTCTTTAATCTAGGTGGCTCACTGACAACGGATTTAGTTACAGGATTATCATTTTCAGCAACTAACTACAATCCTACTATATCTCATACTGTGGGTCCTATAACAGGCCCAACAACTGATAACCTAGGGCATCAATCTGTGTCCATCACTGGCTATGGCAGCGGATTTGCTATTACCACAACGGTTACTCCTAATACCCCCGGAGTGAATACTACTATATCTGGTAATGCAATTTACAAGACCAGTATAAGTCCTAACAATGCAGGTATATTTGCCGTTGCACCTAGTTTAGGTGTAGGACTAACTGTTTCTTCAGTGGTCTTACAAACACTTACAGGAAATACAGCCAATACCGCAGTATTAACACTGACTAACAACGGTAATAGTAACATAACTATTAGCAGTATAAACTATATTAATGATCCTACAAAATCGTATAATATAACATTTACATCTTCATTAGGTACTGCAACATTGGCTCCAAATGCCAGTACTACACTAACATTGACTTGGCAAAATAATAACCTAGGGGCAAGCGGCGGCCTATATAATAACATTATAGACATTGTAACGAACATAGGTACAATACAAGTGGTCAATCCGGTACAGGCTAACTTTGGTATTGGATTCTTTGTCGGCGGCACTCCGATTACTAGCCTTTCTGAACTTATTACTACTTCACAAAACATCAATCTTGCAGTAGGTCTCTACGGAGGAGTTGTTAATCCTAACTACTACATCGATGCATCGTGGTCTAATCTGGGTTCATTGAGTCTTGGTACTTCTTTCCCTTACTATTCTACTAACTATGCTGCTAATCCGCTTGTAATGGTTATAAACATAGATACTTCACAAAGCGGAAATGGTACCTATACTCCTACATTAACACTTACTGTAAACTATCTAGATCCGGATGCTACACAGATTGCGGTAGGATCTTTACCTTGTACCTTTAATGTAAACGTACCTGTCGATCATAACATAGGCAGTTGGATAAGTGCAGAAAATAACTACAACGGATTGATAGCATTTAGTTATGATATGATAAACGGTCAAACATATTTGACCTACGGGTTTGGTTGGGGCGGCGGCGGCACTAACCAGGTCTACCAATATGATCAAAACGTATTACAATCCCTAACACCTGTAACACAGTTAAGATCTCCTAATCTAAACGAACAGTGGAGTTTATATTATGCTGGTCCTGGGGGTGGTCCGGGCGCTGGCAACTGGTCTACATTCTTAAAAACCTACGGTGTTTGGTTTTCGGATGTAAGACTTACCGGTACATATAGTCAATACTATAGTCCCTTTGTTGTTAGAAATGCTGATACCTTTACTTGGGAGTTTTCTTGTGATAACATAGGATCATTCAGTTTAGATAGAACGGTAATAGCTACTCAAACTGATAGTAACGGATGGAACACTTCGTTAACTGGAACTATTTCTTTATCAGCCGGAATACACAGTCCGAGTTGGACAGTGACAAATCAAGCTGGTCCAGGTGCCGCAGCTATAAAAATAACTGATAGTCAAGGAAACATTGTTTGGAGTACTTTGTATGCTCTAAATCACACTTGGGCAGAGATAGGTAGAGTCAAAGTTACCGGAGCTCAACCTAATCTCGATATACCTGTACCGCCCAGTTTATCCTATCCTATTGCTGCTGGACAAAGCTATTCAAACTATTTCAGCGGACAATATATAGCACATTTTTCTTCAGATGGTTACGGCAACTTAACAGTGGGCGTGAACCCTTCATTGTCTACTACTAGTGGAGATAATATTGTTGATACCACTTTGACTTCTGTGCAGTATTTGATGTATTACTATTCCAATGATCCAAATAGAATTACACAAATCGGCCCATCCGGACCTACTACTCAATATTTTATTGGATTTGACGCTTCGGGTAATCCTACTACAATCACTGCTACCCCACCTAACTGATAATCTATAACTTGACTTTCTATTTTATGCTAGTATAATTACTAGTATATGGCAGACATTTACAGAGTAGATCCCGAACTGGTTAAAAAGATAAAATGGCAAGGCGACCCTGTTGCCTATGACCTTGAGCTACAACAACTATGCGATGAAGAGCGTTTTCTAGTTATCAACCCTTGGCTAGTAGATCCGGATCTACATCACTATATTCATAATGTTCCTGCATCTGACAAATGTATAGTTTGGGGCATGGACGGAGAGTGGATTGCCAAATGTTTTAATAGCTATTGGAAACCCAGTGATGGCTATGAAGAAATCATATTGGAAAAGCCCAAGCTGATTTGGCGTAAGAATCCAGATCTAGATCGCATGATGACTTTTGTCGATGATCCAGTAAACACCTACGATCCTGGTACATGGCACAGGCAACGAGAACTAGTTTGGTATATGGATACTAGGTTCAATCCACTAGAAGATCGTGTATGGGTGTACAAATGCATACCTTCCGGTATAGCAGTTAAAGGCACACATGTAATGGAGGATCTAACCCCAAATGTCAAAGTGTCATTTAACCCAGACCTTCCAGACTTCAATCTAAACATAGATGAACTATGCCCTCCCTATTGGGATTTGGCCTATGAATGTGTTTACAATCTAGATCCAGAATATAATACAGACGGGGATGTTTGGGCCGTAAAGTTTACTCCCGAATATAGAAAGCCCATGCCTGCCAAAGTTGTGGGTACGGTGAGTCCTGAACTCATAATCGAATACAATCCTAAACTTCCAAAGTTAGACTATGATGTTAGTTATTCTGTGTCGTGGGATAACTTAAATTACGAACATGTTTGGATGTTAGACAACAAACATAAAAAGACTGAAGAAAAAGAGATTTGGGCATTTAAGATAAAAGCATCAGCCAAAACCAAACAACGGATTATTGTTGACTATGTTAGTCCCATAATGACCTACGAACTACATCCTGATCTAGAAGGAATGCAGTTTGAAGGCATAGAAGAACATGTAGCACATCATAAAGAGTTTGAATATAGGCATTGTTGGAAACTGGATACAGTTACTAGTACAGGCTATGACATAGTTGCTGTTACTGGCTCCTATGTGGATAAACCCAAAGGCGACAAGTATGTGGGCACAGTATTTCCCGCAGTCAACATTCAAAAGAATCCCAAGTTGCCTAGATTGGAAATGGAAGTTGACTACAACATTCCTTATCACGACAAAGACTTCAAGCATGTTTGGTATCTTGATCCAGAATGGAATCAAGACAATGTATGGGCATTGACCATGAGTCTAGTTGATAATCCCGCAGGTACAAAGGAAATGGGTATTGTTACTCCATTGTTTGAACCACTCGATGTGGTGTTTATCAGTTACAACGAAGACAATGCAGAAGAAAACTGGCAAAGAGTTTTAGAGTTTGCTCCATATGCACAACGAGTAGATGGAGTCAAAGGTATCATGGCTGCACATAAAGCCGCCGCCGAACTATGTGAAACAGACATGTTCTTTGTAGTAGACGGTGATGCATATTTGGAAGACGATTGGTCGTTTAACTTCCAGCCAGGCATCTTTGATAGAGACTGTGCTTATATTTGGCACAGTCGTAATCCTATCAATGGTTTGACTTATGGCAATGGCGGTGTTAAACTATTACCACGTGCTTATGTATTACATCGTAAAACTTGGACTACATTAGACTTTTCTACTACTGTGACTAAAAAACTCAAAGTCATAGAAGAAGTTAGTAACACAACCCGTTTTAATACCAGTGAGTATGCTACTTGGCGCAGTGCCTTTAGAGAATGTGTTAAGTTATGCTATAACATGGTCTATGATTCAGATAACTCTGAACATGAAGAAAGATACAATGATTGGCTTACAAAAGGTTCAAATAAACCATTTGGTGAGTATGCACAGCTAGGTGCTCAACATGCTAGAGAGTTTATAGATAATGCTCGTCCTGATCAACTAAAGAATATCAATGACGAAGAATGGTTATTAAAGGAATATAATGTCAGATTCGGACGAGAAGAAAGTTAGAAAACTCATACCCATTATGAACAAAGTTAGTCCAACATTTTGTTTGGCTAAATGGCATCATACTACCTTGTACCTACAAACAGGTGAAACACACAGTTGTTATCACCCGCCTCCACACAAGATAAACAAAGAAGAGATTAGACGTAATCCCAGCGCCCTGCACAATACTCCTATTAAAAAGTTAGAGCGTAGGGATATGTTATTGGGCGTACAAACCAAAGGTTGCCAATACTGCTGGAATATTGAAAATATGGGCGAAGGTTACATCAGTGACCGCCACATTAGAACAACATCCATCTATACTCCTTCTCGGTGGGAAGAAGCAACTACAGGTTCATACAATAAGAACATCAACCCAGAATATATTGAAGTATCGTTCGGTAATGAATGTAACTTCAAATGCGGCTATTGCCACCCCAAAGCCAGCAGTCGTTTCTACAACGAGATTAAACAGCACGGTCCTGTAGAAACAGTGAGCAATCATCGTTGTGATATCGATTACCTAAAGATCTACGAGCGTGAAGAAAGTAATCCATTTGTGGATGCTTGGTGGCGTTGGTGGCCTGAAATGAGTAAGACACTGAACATTCTACGAGTTACTGGTGGGGAACCATTGATGCATACCAGTACTTGGAAACTGTTTGATAGCCTGAAAAATGACCCCATGCCTCAATTAGAATTAAATATCAATAGCAATATTGGTGTCAAACCAGCATTGGTAGATAAGATGATTGATAGTGTAAACTATGTTACAGACAACAAAGGAATCCGTAGATTTAAGTTGTTTACTAGCATTGATACATGGGGCCCACGAGCAGAATATATTCGAACAGGATTAGATTTGTCCATTTGGGAACGCAACCTCGATGCGTACCTAATAGGTACTGGACAGCCGATCAGTTTTATGATTACGTTTAATATCTTGTGTGTGACAACATTCAAGAGCCTATTGGAAAAGATCTTAGAATGGCGTGCCAAGTATAATCAGTACAATAGAACTGATCAACCGCAAATGGTTAGATTTGATACACCCTATCTCAAAGAACCATTGCAGTATGATATGAATATATTGCCCAAGACAGAGTTTTTGCCTTACATGCACGAGTCGTTAAAGTTTATGAAAGACAACACAGACGAAAACGATTTGGCAAAGTTTACAACTTTTGAATATGAAAAGTTTAGACGTGTCGTTGATTATATGGAATCAACAACATATGATGATGCTCGCGTCGCAGAAGGTCGCAAGGATTTTTATAACTGGTTTAATGCGTTAGATGAACGCAGGGACACAAACTTTTTGGAAACGTTCCCCGAGATGACAGATTTTTATAATGAATGTAGTGAATATGAATAAAGTAATACCGATTAACAAAGATTATCTAATGGAGGACAGTAAGACATTTTGTATGCTTCCTTGGATGCATCTTTTTGTAAGTCCCGGCGGTGAAGTGTTTCCATGCTGTACCACTGATAGATCTTTACAGTTAGGGAATGTTAGAGAAAACTCCCTAAAGGAAATCTTTAACAGTGATGCTGCTAAGAAGCTGAGATTAGATATGTTAAATGATGTTCCTTCGGACTGCTGTAAAATGTGTTACGACCGTGAAAAAATCAGTCCTCACACTTACAGAACATTTGGCAAAGATCATTTTGGAAAACGGTTTGATGAGTTAGTACCTAATACCAATGAAGATGGATCTTTGGATGAGTTTAAACTACATCTTATTGATATTAGATTCAGTAATATCTGTAACTTTGCTTGCAGAACTTGTGGTGCTGACTTTAGTAGTAAATGGGCCGCTGAACAAAAGAAACTGGGCCTGGAAGACTGGGTCACTATCCATGCAGACAATCATAAAGGCACACTGATTGAAGAAGTAAAAACACATTTAGATCACGCAGACATTCTTTACTTTGCTGGTGGCGAACCATTGATCATGGACGAACATTACATTATCCTTGAAGAAATGATTCGTCGGGGTCGAACAGATGTAATGTTGCGTTATAACACAAATGGTAGTACTATTAACTATAAGAATAAAGACTTATTAGATCTTTGGAAGAACTTTAAAAAGATTGAGCTACAGGTAAGCGTTGACCATTACGGAGAACGTGCTGAATACATTAGACATGGAACCGAATGGGGCGTAGTTGAAAGTAACTTGATTAACTTTAGAAAACTAGATAATGTAAAGTTAGGAGTAGCCACAGTATTGAGTGTGTTTAACTATCTAACAATAACTGATTTCTATAGTTATATGTTAGATAAAGATTTGATTAGACAAGAGGATTATCAAACTTATTTGTCTATGACTACACATCCGCCATATTATACTGCTACTGCATTGCCTAGACATTTAAAAGATATTGGAACAGAAAAGATAATGAAATATGCTCCAACCTTGCAAAATGGACATATTGTAAAACAATACTTAGATTTGGCTATTCCTTTTGTTAACAGTGAAGATAACTGGAAAACGGCTAGAAAAGAATTCATACATCATACTAAAGAGCGTGACAGAGTACGAGGGGAATCATTTGTTAGAACATTCCCAGAACTATACCCATTGATGGAACCAAAGTGAAAAAACAAAAAACTGTAACTGTAAATAAAGACTTTCTTTTAAATGAAAGCAAGACATTTTGTATGTCTCCCTGGATTCACCTATACACATCTCCAGTAGGAGAAGCAGCAGCCTGTTGTATTGCTAGGGATGTTGTGGGGAATACAACAGAACAAACTATTGAGTCTATCATCAATGGTGATAAGATGAAACAACTACGTTTGGATATGCTGAACGAACGTTTTAATCCCGCATGTGCTGGTTGTCATGAACATCAGGCGCAGGGTATTAGTTCTAGTAAAGATCAGTTTGCTAAACGATTTAAACATCACTTTGATGAAGCTATGGCTAATACGCTAGAAGATGGCACTCTTGCTGACTTTAAAATGCGATATTTTGATGTGCGTTTTAATAACGTATGTAACTTTAAATGTAGAACTTGTAATGCGGCATTTAGTACATTATGGGAACAGGAAGATATCAAACGTAAAGTACCTTGGGCTACTATTCACCCTAAGAACAATACTCCTCAACTATTGGAAGAAGTCATTGAACATATTCCACATATGGAGTATGCGTATTTTGCTGGTGGTGAACCGTTGATTACCGAAGAACATTATATTGTTCTAGAAGAAATGATTAAACAAGGTCGTACAGATATTAATCTTGTATACAACTCAAATGTCAGTAACTTGAAGTTTAAGAACAAGGATATTATTGAGTTATGGAGTCATTTTACCAAACCTATTTCTCTAGAAGCCAGTATTGATCATCACGGTGAACGTGCTGAGTATATTAGACATGGCACTGATTGGGGACAGGTAGAAAAGAACCTTATCAAACTCAGCTCAATGGATAATGTTAGATTTGGTCTAAATACTGTATGTAGTGTGTTTAACTATCATACTATGTTAGAATTCTATCATTACTTGATTGAAAAGAAAATCTATACCTCTTGGAGTTACACAACATTTGGTATCTATAATATGACATCACCGACACATTTTACATCTCAAGTAATGCCAGCTAAACTTAAACGTGAAGCTACATTTAAGATTAAATCGTTGGTAAAGTTTATGCAAAGCAAGGGATTCCTCGATTATAAACTGCCTGTGGTAGAATCTACTATGGCTTGGGCAAATGCTCAACATACCTGGGCAGATAATAAAGCCAAGTTCCAAGAAGAGATTGCAGTATTAGACAAAGTCCGCGGCGAAGACTTTACCAAAGTATTTCCCGAACTTGCTTCAATGATGGATTAATATGGTAACAAAAGCACATGTAACTAAACTGATCAAAGAAGGCAAGAACTTTTGTGTTCTACCTTGGATACACTTCCATTCGTTCCCTAATGGGGATGTTATGCCCTGCTGTATGGCAGATAGCTCTAAGCCAGTGTCTAAGATTAAATCAGAAGAATCTATTATTCAAATGATGAATAGTGACGAGTACAAAAAGATGCGTGTGGCTATGTTAAAAGATCAGCCGCTTGAAACTTGTTTCCGTTGCACCAGCGTAGAACAACTAGGTGCTTGGACTATGCGTAATAGTCATAATACCCGTAGGGGACTTGACTATGTTGATCTTATTAGTAAGACTAAGAAAGACGGCAGCATTGACGAGTTTAAAATGAAGTATATGGACATTCGTTTTAGTAACCTATGTAACATGAAATGTCGTACATGTGGACCTGCTTGTAGTAGTCAATGGGCAGAAGAATACGCTAAGACTAAAGGGCATGATAAGTTAGAAAAATACTTTGGATTAAAATCATTTGTTGTTAATACCAACGAAGACCAAGTGTTTATGACTAAACTAAAACCCTATCTCGATCACGTTGAAGAAGTTTACTTTGCAGGTGGAGAAGCTATTATTACACCCGAGCATTATGAATGTTTAGATTATTGGATTGAAAAAGGTCTGACCCATAAGGTTGAACTAACATATACTACTAACTTTAGTGTATTGAAATACAAAGATAGAAACTTGATTGAGTTGTGGAAGAAGTTTCCCAACATCAAGATTTGGGCAAGTCTCGATGCCAGTGGCGATGTTGCTGAACTTGTACGCAAAGGTACCAAATGGGATACCATTGTTAAGAACATGAAAAAACTAAAGAAAGAAGTTCCACATGCAGAGTTCCAGATTAGTCCTACGATCAGTACATGGAATGTTTGGTCCTTCCCTGAGTTCTTTGATTATCTATATGACAATGAGTTGATTAGTAAAAAAGTTGATCCTAGATTTAACTTGCTTACACATCCTTGGTGGGCCAATATCTTTATATTGCCAGACCATATTAAAGAAAAGTTAATCAAAACGTATGAAATGCATGTTAGGAAGTATGAACACTTGCCCGGCATTGCAAATGGGTTTAAACTTATACAACAGAACTTAAAAGCAGGCAGTCATAGATACGGTGATCATGTCAGTCATGAGGACAAAGGCGGTATATTAGAATTCATTTTCCATAATAATGAAATGGATGTTAATAGAAAAGAAAAGTTATTGGACGTTGTTCCAGAATTAAAAGAGGTCTATCAATGGGCAAAGAAATAATCGAGATTGTAGGGAAACAAAAATACCTTGCAGTCACTTGGCAAGTTAACAACTACTGTAACTTTAAATGTAGTTATTGTAATCCAGGCAACTGGAGTGGTACTGAAACCAATAATGGTAACTTGACCAAGTACCTAACTAACCTTGAAACTATTATTAATCGTTACAAGGAAGAAGGTTATGAACACTTTAAGTTCTTCTTTAGTGGAGGAGAACCTACAGCATGGCGTAACTTTATTCCTGTATGCGAATGGTTGAAGCGTGAACTGCCTAACTGTACATTAGCAGTAAACACTAATCTAAGTCGCCCATTGGCTTGGTGGAAGAAACATTATCATTTGTTTGATGATATTGTTGCTAGTTATCATGTGGAGTTTAGTAACAAAGAAGAATACGAAAAGAATAGTATCTTCTTATGTGACAAGGTAAACTATCTTGCCACAAAGATGTTGATGCATGATGAACGCTTTTGGGAAGTTGTTGAATACGGCGAACACTTGAAAAAAGTTATGCCTAACTACTTTATTGAATGGACTCCGTTGTTTGATGAGATGACAATCTATGCTAGTCCTTGGAAGTATCGTAGCAAGAAAAAAGTAGATTTCTTAAAAACACATTCGGTGGATATGAAGTTTACACTACCTAAACCCACTACTCCGGATAACTGTGTAAGTTATTCTATTCATGAGGATGGAGAAGAGTTGTATACTAATAGCAATGATGTTATTATTAATAGACAGAACTTTTTCAAAGGCTGGCGCTGTAATGTAGGCGATAGCTTGTTTATCAATCCTATGGGAGATATTGGACTAGCTAGTTGTGGTGAAGGCGGTTATGGCGGTAATATTCTAAGAGATATTGCTGAGATTGGTCCTAAAGTGATTACCTGCGAAAAAGAACACTGCCATTGCGGTACAGATATTATTATTCCCAAACATAACCCCGATCGCAAAGTTATTCCTGTTATACCAGTTGTTGCCGAAGAACCTGTTAAACCTAAAAAAACTAGAACTAAAAAGAAGGTAGATTAATTGATTGATTTCAATTTAACACAGTTAGCAAGAAAAGATATTGGTCCGCGAGAACAGCCTCCTGAGGATCTCGCAGATGCACGACATCGTGCCATGATGGATGCTATTGCACCTTATGCTAAAAAAACAGAGCAAAAAAACGTTACTCCTGTTTATATCGATTACAAAACACGCAAAACAAAACTAGCATTGGTAATGTGTCCCGAGTGGGCACCTGACATGCCTCCGTTTAATCTAGCTCGACTTAGTGGTGTTGCCAAAAGTGCAGGCTACGAAACAGTTATTAAAGATTTGAATATTCGTGCTTATAATGAATATCAAAAAATCTGGCGCCCTAGAAAATTAATACCATTTCCGTTGTGGGATCCTAGTGCTATCTGGCATTGGACTGGCAGTACATATTATGAACACATTCATCCTGTGCTTGAACCGTTGTTAATGAAAGCCTGTGATGAGCTTGAAGAATATGGTGCTGACATTATAGGATTTAGTGTATACAATATCAATGAGCTTCCTACTAAATGGATGTGTAAGGAACTCAAACGCCGTAATCCTAACATTAGAATCGCTATCGGTGGTAGTAATGTACAAAAGGGCTGGTTCGAGATTGAGGATTACTTTGACTATGTTGTCAACGGAGAGGGTGAGCAAGTACTGTTAGAGATTTTAGATGAAGTAGAAAACGGTGTTGTTCTCAAAGGACCAAAGTATGTAACACAGCCTGAAGATCAACGTATCAATATCAATGGCTTACCTATGCCTGATTATGAAAGTATTGACTTCAATCAGTATAAGTTGCCTAACGGTGTTAACAGTGAGATTAGTCGTGGCTGTACTGCTAAATGTACATTCTGTGAAGAAACACACTTTTGGAAGTATCGTCAGCGTCAGGCTGTGGACCTTATCACCGAAGTAGAATGGCTGTACTACAACAAAGGCACAGACATTATTTGGTTCATTGACAGTTTAGTTAATGGTAACCTAAAAGAACTACGTGCGTTCTGTAAGGCTGTTGTGGCCAAAGACTTAAAGATTCATTGGACTGGTTATGCTCGTTGCGACGGCCGCATGGATCTTGAATACTTCAAAGACCTTAAAGCAGGTGGTTGTATCATTCTGAACTATGGTATCGAAAGTGGTAGTCAGAAAGTATTAGATGACATGGACAAAGGTGTTACTATTGCTGAAATGGAACAGAACTTCCGTGACGGCAAAGAAGTAGGAATCTATGCTGCCACTAACTGGATCATGGGTTTCCCTACAGAAGATTTCCAAGATGCAGCCGACAGTATGACATTATTATGGCGTGTTCGTAACATGAATATCAATAATGTAGGGTCTGGATTTGGCTTTGGTCTTGGACCAGAAACTATTATCGGACAGAATCCTAAAAAGTTTGGACTAAGTGATCACAAGTATCAAAATCATTGGATTACACAGGACTTTAAGCTAGGCGGTACCCATGTTATGACCCGTGTCAAAGCATTTTCTATATTCTTAGATATGATTATTGACACAGTGGAAGTTCCTTTTAGTTATCCACGACGTCATAAGTTAGCAGTAGATCACTATAAGGTTGTGTTAGATAATCCTAGTACAGTGCGCGAAGTGGGATATGAAAAGTTTGACTACAACATTATCAAACCTGATATTAATCCATTTGCTGACACATTAGTAAATGAAATGTGGCCTTTCTTTAGAATGTTATGGCGTGCTAGAGGCGGATATTCTGCTAAGATTAAGTTTAATCCAGATATTGATCAAAATGAGTTCGGTGGACAGTTTGGTCCTGGTATGTATACCGCTACATTTAAGTTTGATATCACAGATGAAGGACGCTGGCAAGCAGACTTTGATTATGAGTTTAATCAAATTGAAAATCCCTATGATGATAGAGACGAGGACGATCCTCGGCGCGGGCCTTTCTATGCACAAGATTTTAGTCGTATGCAAAGTAATACTGCCAAACGAGCACGTAAACTAGCCAAGCCTGAAGAATGGGGTGATACTGGCAGAAGTGATAGAAGTTTTTCGCATATGCTTCATGAAGAAGCAACATTTAATAAACTTGATTTTTCCTTTACCTATAGATATATAGGCGAGGGAGATTGGGGCGATTATAGACAATATGAAGTAGCCATACCGGATAAATCAACTACTAAAGAAATTCCCTCTAGTCCTGAAGTTCCTGTATATGCTATAGTATTTGATAATATTAAAAAAAGAAGCAGTAAAGTATGAAAGAAAAGTTATTATTAATTGCAGGCTGTAGTCATGCATCCGGATCAGAAATGGACGGAACTCAAGACAGCGAATATAATAGAAAAAATTCTTTTGGTAATCTATTTGCGGAAAAGATTGGCCGTAAAGCACTTAATATTGCATCTCACGGATCTACCAACGCAACTATTACCCGTGTCATTATTGAATGGGTTAATACTTTTTACGATCCTGAAAAAATGGATTTGGAAATATTAGTTGCATGGACTGAGAGTTTTCGAATGGAGGTGCCTGTTGACAGACCTATTTGGTATGATAAATGGAATCCTTATAGCGATTATATATCAAAAGTTGATATGGATTTCCTCCGTGTTAACATGGGGTATAAAGGCGGCCACGAAGAAGAAAAAACTATTATTGCGGGATGCCAAGAATTTATAGCAAAGAATGTTGTTTACATGGAAATAGCAAGTGCTAACCTTGTACTACAACTACAATATTTTTTACAAACTAAAAATATCAGGTATTTGATGTGCAATACCATGGAGATGTTCAGCGAAAGCCCACATCTAAACTTTTATATAAATCAAATTGATAAAGATGTCTATATGGACATTATGAACAATAAAGAAAGTTTTTATTGGAAATATAAAAACGAAGGGTATAGAAATGCAGGTCCTGAGTTTTGGCATCACGGTGCTGAACCACATAAACTGTTTGCAGAAAAACTACGGGATTTTTATTATAAAGCCTATCCTTCTTCTGTTACAAACGAAGTTCCATCACCTATACAACTACCGGCTATTGTAGCTAATACACCAGCAGTGCCTACTCAGGAAAGAACGATAGATCCATACTCTTTGATCACTCCTCCTACAGAGATGCGAGGAAGTTCTAATCAACTACCCCCTGTAGTAGTTATTAATACAACTCCGGCCCCTACTCCGGTGCCTGCACCTGCCCCAGTACAGACTTTAGTTTCAGCACCAGTGCCTGTACCAGTACCTAATAGTCAAATAACCGTGGTCGAAAAAAAACCTAGATTACCGTTCTTTTACGATTATGTAATGCCTAATATTGTATTGCCTAACGCTCTGGCACCAGAAATGGGCATTGTAAACTATTTGCACACACTCTATTCAAATAGACTTAGTTCTGAAAGTTTTTACGAAGAACAGTTAGATTCTCCCAATAGTCCATTGAAACAAATGTTTGGTGATCAAATGGGAGATTGGCCTAATAGCCTACGTATGGGAGGATCTCACTTACGGCATTGGTCCTATAAAGAACTAGTAGATATCTATGAAAACTCTTTATACTTTGGAAATCAAACTCTACATGCAGATGGATATCACAAATATATCTATCCTATTAAAGTGACTTTGCACTTTGGTAAGTTTACAGGGACCGATCATGTAGGCAGTAAACTAAATGGCGAATACTTTTGGAAACATATGTCTGCACAGGCATTGGAAGATGTTCGTAAAAAGAACGCTATTATCTTTTTAGATTGGGCCAACGAGCCGTGTATTGAACGTTATGAGTTTGAGGACTTCCACAGAGGTCTACAACGTAGCGGTATTCCTAAAGAACAGATTGTTCTATCTATCAACAGTTTTAACGCAGAACAAGTATATAACTCTTGGTTCCCCGAACACGAACGATGCATGATAGTTAAAAACATGCCATTCCTGTTGGTTAATATATCTGCACACTTTAAAAACAAAACTGGTTCGGGGCTAACAGAACAACAGTTCTATGACAGTAGAAACTATCTAAGACGTAATCATTTTATGTTTCCTAATAGAAGAAGCAGAGATCATAGAGTGGCAATGATTTACCAAATGGCTAAAGAAAACTTGTTAGATCTAGGTGATTGGTCTATGTTAGATTATCGTGGTAGAGACTATGGCTATTATGTGTCTAAAAGCTACGGATTTGATTGCGATAACTCAGTGATAGATCGATTACATGAAGTTTTGCCACACCGTATGCAGGACGAACCCGATGCAGGATATCATAATACCAGTGGTTGGGGAGACAAGTACGGCAGTAAATCTAGTAAAAATGCTTACTTGTATATTGCTTCCGAAGGATACATACACGGTGAATATAAATCGTTTACTGAAAAAGTATTCAAGGCCATTGCCAACTTCCATCCCTTTATCTTCATTGCCTTCCCGGGTGCATTAGCAGAACTGCGTAATATTGGGTTTAGGACATTTGATCCTTGGATTGACGAAAGTTTTGATAATGTATTAGACAACGATCTTCGTATGCGAATGATGTTTGCTGAAATCAAACGAATTTGTTCTATGAGCAAAGAAGAAATACACAAATGGTACTGGCAGATGGAAGAAATATTAGTGCATAATCGTAATCACCTATTGGGCATTTATAAAGATGAAGCCCATAGTAAAGAACTGGTTAGATATCTTTCTGATAGGGTAGTAAAAGGATGAGTTATAAAGATAAAAAATGGGATGAGTTCAGCACATCCTATCTAAAAACATTTGGTAATGAAGTGCCTGTGTATACTCCCAGTGTATACAGAGAATACCGTGGCGAAATCTTTACAACATATCATAACACGGCACATCCTGTTAATGCATTAATGCCCAACGATGTCAATACACATGTTAGATTTTCAAAGTCATATCAGGGTGTGCTTCGTGGATTACATTATGATGATAAAACTTGGAAACTTGTACAGGCATTAGTAGGAGATATCTATCTAGTTGTACTCGATGCTAGACCCGATTCGGCTAACTATGGCAAATGGGAATCATATATTATCAGTGAACGAACACGCGATCAAGTATTAGTCCCTCCGGGGTTTGCCAATGGACACTATGCGTTAACTGACTGTGTCTTCCATTACAACTTGTTTTATCAAGGTGACTATGTTGATGAAAACAAACAAGGTGTTATTAACTGGAAGTCCTTTGACATTGATTGGCCAACCACAACTCCTATATTACAAAAAAGAGACAGATGAAAAACTTAAAACAATATCCCGTTGTCCGTAAACACGGATATACAGTAGAACAACTACAGGCGTTCGAGCAACGCATTGTGGAGCATTGGGAAGATGCCAAGATTCGTGGCCCGGTGCATTTGTCGGACGGCAACGAAAAACCCTTGATCGATATCTTTAAGCGCATTAAGGCCACTGACTGGGTGTTTTCTACTTGGCGCAGTCATTATCATGCATTGCTTAAAGGCATTGACCCTGTATGGCTAGAAGATGAAATCCTTGCTGGTAAGAGCATTACTATCTGCAATATCGATGAACACTTTTATTCTAGCGCCATTGTATCTTCTACTATTGCTATTGCTCTGGGTGTGGCAAAAAGTATCAAGGACTCTGGCAGCGACGAAAAGGTATGGTGTTTTATCGGCGATATGAGTTTTGAAACTGGTGCTTTTTACGAAGCACACAAGTATGCTAGAAACTTTGATTTACCATTGTATTTTGTTGTAGAAGACAACGGAGTATCAACCTATACACCTACTAAGGCAACTTGGAAAAAGCAACGCGATATTCCGGAAGATGTAGTCTACTACAAATATAAATCAAAATACCCGCACTATGGTTCAGGCAAGTGGATCGCCTTTTAAGTTAGTTTATTCTAACTGGTATACTATAGATAATATAAGATACCCATTAGCTAACGGATTACATCCTGCACTAGTTAACTGGATGCAGGATAAAATAATCAACGATCATTTACAGCACAGTGACGATTTTCTAAGAATAAAAGAAATCGATGACTGTTATTACTATAACAATCCTAAATCTGGATATTATTTTAGAAACTCTAACTTCTTTTATCATTTTAAAGAGTCATTTGGGTTAGATAATATAGTAAGTGAAGATCAAGTTACAGATGGCAGTTACTATTATCCCATTGAGTTAGAATGTAATACTGTACAGTTTGTTTTAAATGAAACAGATATAATGGTCGATGGTACCGAATACCGTCATTCTATCGGGAACTCATTAACTCCTAAAATATTAGAACTACTCCAAACAGGTCGTGTTAAACTATTATTGGTTAACATGATTGATCCTTCTATCGAACCATCTATTTTAGAAGATGTGGAGAAACTGCTATTGAACCTAGGAATAAAAGGTAGTAACATTGTATGCTTACAGGGTAATGTAAGATACGATATTAAAACTAGCATGACCCTATTAGGTAGCGATATTGCCTTATATCAAACAGCAAATCTTATGGATAAGTATCCGTTTGATACAGGACTAAACTATGTTAGTGATTATGTTAAACCCGGTGATATTAGTCGATACTCTATTAGATCTAAAAGATTTTTAAGTTTTAATAGAATGGGCCGCCCCCACCGCATAGGCCTATGTCAACTGGCTATAGAACATAAGTTGTTACGGGAAGGGTTTTTTAGTTTCCTATTTGATGTTAAACATGATACCGTTGATATGTTAAACAGGGTCATGGAAGGCACAGATGAAATGGTAGAAGATATTGCTAGTATCGTACCTTATCATTTAGATACTGATCATTTGCCTGACGAACAGCGATTTACATTCTTTCCTGTATACAGTAATAAAAAAGAGTTTTATCGATACAGTTATGTACACATCACAACTGAAACAGATTTTGATAAAGATGAAACTCCATTCTTCTCTGAAAAGACATGGAGACCTATATTGAACCTACAGCCATTTATTTACATGGGTAACTATGCCGCATTAAATAAACTACATCAACTGGGATTTAAAACTTTTCATCCATTCATCGACGAAAGTTACGATCTAGAAAAAGATCATAAAAAGAGATTTGCATTAATCAAACAAGAAATATTAAAGATTGCTCAACTACCTATTGGTCAGTTAAATGATTGGTACCATTCTATTACTGATGTACTTGTACACAATCAGAACCATCTACATACTTTTAAAAACTATAACCCCTTTCAAGAACTATTAAACTATGAGTCAAAGCAAATATAAGTTAGTTTACTCTAACTGGTTCACTACAACAGATAACAAACAAATGCCATTGGCTAATGGTACTCATCCTGTTATTTTAGAATATATAAAAAACTGGTTAACAACTAATACTGTTGAAGTTAATCTGGATGGTAATATGTATTTTAGATTTAATAACTATCATATAGGTCCTCAGGATGGAGATATATTTGTACACTCGAATGTTTTTTATTACTTTCATAAACACTACGGTATTGAAAACATAGTGTCTATAGATGATGTTGATGAAAACGATGATTGCATTTATCTTTATCCTATTGAACTTCATCACTGGAGTACAGATGCGATTTATGGCGATTTTAAGTTTACATTAGATGGCGAAACTCATAACTATCATTTTCCAGATACATTATCTCCTAAAACTCGGGAAGTTTTTGCCAAAGGTAAAATCAAAGTTTTAATTTCTTGTTTAACTGAACCTGCTGTTTGTGAATATACCACAAACTTTATGGAAATTGCTTTAGGACGATTGGGTGTACCCGGTGAGAATGTTTTGTTACTACAAGGTAATATTCGAAACGATTATCACTCTAGAAACTTTGGTAAAGCAAAACTAGGTACTTCACATGCATCGATGGAACAACAAGTTGCCATAGCACATCGCTATCCTATTCCAAGATCATCACTTAGTTATGAAAGCGATTATGTAAAAGTTTCTGATTTAGACTCTTCAGTCGTTCGTCCCAAACGATTCTTATCTTGGAATCGAAGCATGAATAGAGCTCATAGACTTGCACTAATGCATGAAGCTATTCGTAATAACTGGTTGGATGATAGTTTGTTTAGTTTCTTAACTACAGTGCATCGGGAACCTGAATCAGAAATGGCAAAGTTAATCGATGGTACAAAGGAAGAAATAGCTCAGGGAGTAAAAACTATCATCGATATGTTGCCCTATGAAATAGATACACAAGAGTTAACTCCGCAGGGCAAAGAAGGATTCCAAACCAATGAGAACAATAAAAAGGAATACTACCTAGACACCTACTTACACATTACATCTGAAACACAGTTTGATAATGGTGTTAAATGGAGTCCATTTTTATCTGAAAAAACATTTAGGCCTATCCTTAATCTACAACCATTTATCTATCTAGGCAATCACAATGGCCTAGATGAAATTCGACGATTGGGATTTAAAACATTTCATCCCTACATTGACGAAAGTTATGCCCTAGAAGCAGATCCTAAAACCCGCCTCAAAATGATTGTGGCAGAAATTAATAGATTTAAGGCAATGAGTATGGAAGAACTCCATAACTGGTATTACTCATTAACTGATATATTAATCTATAACCAACAACATTTTTTAAGTCTAAAGAACTATAACCCTTTAGAAGATTTCTTTTCAACATTATAATCATATGAAACTAACAAACAAACGAGTAGTAGTAACCGGAGCCGCAGGACTTGTTGGCCTTCCTACAATACGCAAGTGCCTAGAACAGGGTGCTGACATTGTCTATGCCATGGACATTAACATTACACCAGAGATACATAGCCTAGAAGCAGAGTTTGCCGGCCGTTGTATCGGCGTAAAGATTGATTTAACCTATATGGATCAAGTTGAGTCTTTCTTTAAAAAACGTCATGTAGATGTGGTGTTACACATTGCTGGAATCAAAGGCAGTCCTAGCCGAACTGCTAAAAGCCCTGCTGATTATGTGTTTCCCATGATGATGTTTAATACCAATGTGATTAAGGCAGCGTTTGATGCCAAGGTAGATTGGTTTGTATATCTGTCATCTGTGGGAGTATATGCTCCTGCTGATGTAATGGAAGAAGATACTGTGTGGAGTACTATGCCCAGTAAGAATGATTGGCACCCCGGCTGGACTAAACGCATGGGCGAGCTGGCTATTGATGCATTAAAAGTACAGCATGGCTGGACCAAATGGACAATCATTCGACCTAGTAATATCTACGGTGTAAATGACAAGTTCTCACAAGATGCCACAGTTATTGGATCCAATGTATGGAAACTGTTCAATGTAGAAGGCAGCGAAATGATATGTTGGGGTAACGGATCTGCACGTAGAGACTTTGTGTTCGGAGATGACGTTGCACAGGCTACTATTGATTGTGTAGTTAATGAAGTCAATGACGTTATTAACTTTGGTTGCGGAGAAGCAGTTACTATTAAGGATACTATTGAAACTATCGTTGATGTATATAAGGAACTAACTGGCAAAACCAAGAACATTATTTGGGATGAAACCAAGCCCAATGGCGATCTCCTTCGTTGTCTAGGTGCTGAAAAACAGCGTAAATATAATATACTACCAAAAACTTCGTTAAAAGATGGACTACGTAGTACTATTAAAAATTACGCAAAAAACTATAAAATATGATCGATGTTGAACAATACTTAAAGACAGGGTATTATGTAGGAAATTTGAATGAAATAATTCCCGATAATCAGATAGTAGATTCTTTGATTGATAAAACAATAAGTTTATCTATTGATAAAGAAAAAAATGGAATTTATTGGCATTGCATAAGTGGTCAAATAGGAAACACCTACGAACCTCGTCTTAAATTTAATGAAGTCGATTCTAGACGACAGGAAACAATAGAAAAGAATCTAGCATTGGATCAAAAATGGTGGCAGTTTGGCGGTAGTGAAGTCTATGCTGTGTGTATAACTTTTAGAAAATATATATCAGAATATATTCTTTCTATATACCCAGAGTTAGAAACAGCTGAAATGTTTCATAATGATATGTTGACTTTATACGAACCTGGGGATTTTTCTAAAAGGCATAGGGACGGAAACAATCCGGGCAGATTGTGCGTCTTTCTTATATATTTGAATGACACTTATAATGCAGAAGACGGTGGCCGACTTATTATAGATGACGGTGAACTACATGAGGAAATTTCACCAGTTCGCGGTACTTTTGTTATGTTAGATTTTAAACATCATAATATTCATCATTCAGTGGAAGAAGTAAAAAATTCATTTAATAGATATGCTTACGTAGATTTTGTTTCAAATAAAAATTTAATGGACATAGAAAAATAAATGGCAACTAAAAGTTTGACCACATTGGGTTACCATATAGGTAATATTGATGAGATAGGTCTAGATGTTAATATCTTAAAAGAGATAAGATCTAGCTCTTTGGATTCTTTTATTAAAGATCCTGATCAATGGTTATGTACATTTCAAGTTATCCCGCAAGCAGGCAGCTCTTGGAGTTTTCCATTAGATAAAGTTGAAGAACAAAAAAAACAAGCAAAGTCTCAGGGAAAATCTGTTTTTCAAAGTTGGTATTATACAAATAGTTATGAAAATCATAACCATATACGTTCTAAAATCTACGAATATTTAAAAAATATCTATCCCAATCATGTAACAACTTTAAAAAATATGAAGTTTGACGATAGTATTACATACTATACAAACGGCGATGGTATAATGAAACACGAAGATGGAAATAATCCCGGAAGAATTTGTGCAATACTGATATACTTAAACGATGTCTCAGAATATAATGATTCGTTTGGAGGACACCTAGTACTCCACGATCAGGATAATGACATATTAGTGCAACCAGTTTTAGGTAATTTTGTATTGTTAGATTTTACAAAAAACAATCCAAGCCATTCGGTAGTAACTGTTAAAAATGGATTTAAAAGAGTTTCTTATTTGTCATTTATCACTGTAAAAGATTGATTGACATTCTTGTTCTAACACATTAAACTATATAATATGAACCTTGTACCTACCAATCCTGTACTGGATGGATTAAATCTAAACGAGCATAATCGTACCTGTTTAACCAACGGCAAGTTTATAGACCATAAATGGTATCTTAAAGGTGGCGGTGATTTCCACCTTCCTTACTTTTTAGAAGCTATCGACAAATACGGCGCCAAGAAAAAATATAATAGATGTTTTGAATGGTGTTGCGGACATGGCAGAATAGGCTGGGAAATATTAACACAAGACATCAGTAACGAACTCACATTTTCTGATATATATGATCTTGCTGTGTATACTGGATTTCAAAATGCAAAAAAACTAAACTACGATCAAGTGTTTACAGGATATGTAACACCTACCATTTCGGGTATTCCGGACACTGAAATATGGGACCTAGTAGTCGGTAATCCCCCTAATGCGATTAACGACGGCGGATATGTAGTAGATCCCAATATGCCTAAGGAAATGTATGATCTAGGCAAAAGATTAATGATTGACACTGATTTTGTTGCTCATAAAGAGTTTTTTGCCAACATACGCCCTCATCTAACAGATGATGCAGATATTTTTATAACTGCACAGCTAAATCAAAAAGGTATATTAGAAGATATACTAACACAAGAAAACTTTAAACTGGTCAAAATAGTGGATATGTTCCCTACTGATCCAGGTTTAAAAGTAATGCTAATCAAATCAAACTAAAAAAGGACTATATGGAAAAGACTTCTAAAATTTTAATCACAGGTGGATCTGGCCTAGTCGGACAAAATCTAACCAACAAACTGGTAGCTGATGGCTATACCGATATTCGTGTACATTTACATACTCGTATGCCGCGTGATATGCACAATGGTGTTGAATATGTAAATGGTGACCTAACAGATTACCACACTTGCCTAGATGTTACCAAAGACTGTGATGTGGTTATTCATGCTGCCGCAAGTACCAGTAATGCTGTGGACACAGTTCAATCCCCACTTGCACACGTTACACCTAATGTGGCTATGAATAACTTCCTAATCGATAGTGCTTATCGTAACAAGGTTACTAAGTATATTTTTATCAGTAGCAACACAGTATATCCACCAAAAGGCGACGAACCGGTGGTTGAAACAGACTTCTTGTTTGATGCTCCATATCCTGTTTACTTCCCAGTGGGTTGGATGAAACGTTATGCAGAAGTTCAATGCGAACTTTACGCCAAGTATTTGCCCACACCAATGACCACAGTGGTTATTCGTCCTGCTAACTTGTACGGCCCTCACGACAAGTATGACTTTGCCAAGTGCCACGTTACACCAGCAACTATTCGTAAGGTTGCAGACAATATGAATCCTATCCCAGTATGGGGCGATGGTACAGAACTACGTGACTTGTTATATATTGATGACTTTGTTGAAGCAGTACAGTTAGTAATGGAAAAACAAGAGACTTATGATGTTTACAATGTAGGCTGTAACAATGTTTACTCTGTTAATGATGTTCTGTCTATTATGAAAAATCTTGTTAACAATACTAACCCTATTGAATATGTTACTGGCAAGCCCAGTATGATTCCCACACGCCGCATTGACTCTAACAAGATCAAAGCACAGTTAGGTTGGGAAGCTACAACTCCGTTGGAAGTTGGACTTAAGAAAGCCCACGATTGGTATCTTGCCAACAAGGATGAGTTCCAGTGAAAACTGTTTTGATCACAGGCGGGGCTGGATATCTAGGATCCACCTTAGCAGAACATCTATTGAATAAAGGCTATGCAGTAACAGTATTTGATAATCTGTTATATAAACAAGCATCTTTATTTCATTTGTTTAAGCACGAACATTTTAAGTTTGTACAAGGCGATGTACGTGATACCGAACTATTATTAGATCAAACTCAACAGCATCAAGTCATTATCCCCTTGGCTGCTATTGTAGGTATGCCTGCCTGTAAGGCTAATCCACAACTAGCCATTGATGTTAACTTTTTACATGTAGAAGCGATTGCCAAATACCTACATAAAGATCAAATGTTGATTATGCCCAATACAAATAGTCAATATGGATCATCGGATCAAATCATCACAGAAGAAAGCCCATTTAAACCTTTGAGTCTGTATGCTGAAACAAAGTGTAAGGCCGAGGATGCTGCGATTGCCGCAGGTGGTATTGCCATGCGCTTGGCAACAGTGTTTGGTGTAAGTCCCCGTATGCGCCAAGACTTGTTGGTAAACGATTTTGTTTACAAAAGTATGGTAGACGGGTATCTTGTGTTATTTGAAGCACATTTTAAACGTAACTATATTCATGTACAAGACATTGCTCGGGCTTTTGAGTTTATGATTGAAAACTATGAAAAGTCTAGCGGTCAAGCATACAATGTAGGGCTAAGTACTGCCAATCTAAGTAAACTAGAGTTAGCCGAAAAGATCAAAGAGTACATTCCCAAACTGGTTATCAAACAAGACGACTTTAAGGAAGACTTTGATAAACGTAACTATATTGTGTCTAATGACAAGATTGAAGCACTGGGATGGAAACCTCAATATGATTTGGATTACGGAATCAAACAGTTAATGGCCGCATATCCGATTGTAATAACTAACAATAACAGGAACTTTACAAACTTATGACTGAGAGAAGATACTTGCATACACTAGGCGACCTTATTGATAGATTGAGCATTGTTCAACTAAAAGAAGTTTTCATTACAGAACACAAGGCAGAATATTCGCAGGAGATTGCGGATATTGTACACGATATTCAGCTTATACTCAATGAAGCAGATGCTGAGATCACAGCAGAAACTATTCGTGCTATTGTGGTAGTGAGTCAAATGAATTTACATATTTGGCACAATGAATCTGCTTACCGTCGCGGACTTAAAGAAGGTAATCTAGCACTTACACACGGATTAAATGGTATTCGTAATACTGCTAAAAACAAAATACAAGAAGTAGTAGGTGGCAGATTGGATTATAAAGTGGATTGTCTTGCCGCTGACTTTAAAGATTGGGAAATCAGTTGGGGCGAATCCAGCGAACCTAAGAAAAAGAAAAAATGAAATATCGTGGAAACCCTGAATCTAAAAAGGGCATGTTGTTTATAGGTGATTCTTTTACCTGGGGTCAAGGACTTTGGTGGTATAGTTTTTCTCCTGTGTTAGAAACTTATAAAGAACAAGAACAGGGATATTCCCCTTGGCTTTATACTACTGCTAATCTAAAGTTTAAAAACAGGCATAGATTTCCTAGACTAGTTGCTGATCATTTTGATTCTTTTGAAATAGTTCATCCCAGTAACGGTGGTGCAAATGACTTGATGGTTGAGTATTGGACAGAAAGCCTTAACGATGATAATAATCATGGATCCTTTATAAGGAATACTTTATACGATCATCTAGCTCCGGATATTGCAGGTAAGACAGATGTTCAAATTGCTCAAGATTATCCCACTTGGTTTGATCAACTAACAAAAACCAAACACCAAGAGATTTCGCATGTAGTTTTTCAACTGACCTATTGGCCGAGAAGTCGTATTACAAACTTTGATTTTATCTATAGAGTAGGTCGTCCGTTGAGACTATTTGATGTTTGGAATCCTAGTCAACACTATAAAGATTTATTTTCTGAATGGTTGTTGAATAAAAATATGGATCTTTTTCAGTTCCACAATGAATTTATTGCCAACGATTTTAACAATGTTAAAACCTTTTTACAAGGTTTAGAAGAAAAAGGAATAAAGACCTACATCATGACATGGTCTCCCCACTATGTACCGTTAATCAAACAAGATGAACTTTTGGCAGATAAACTTATAACATTTGAATATAACAATTCTACCTACGAATGTATCGAAGATATGTTTCAAAAAAACCCTGGGTTAGAGATATTAGGTGATTATGAACATTTTGAAACTCCACCAGTGGATAGTCATCCGAGTCTACATTGCCATCGTTTATTTGCAGACAGCATTATTAAAAAAATAGAAAAGGATAAAAATGGCTAATATAGTTATAATAGGGGATACATGGGGAACCGTTCCTTGTCATCTTTGGCCACGAGGAGATACCTCTATTGCAGAGTGGTTTGAATATCAGTTTCTCAAGAAAGGACATCCTACATTTAATAAATCTTGGGGAGGTAATAGTAATAACTATCAGTTTCAACAACTAGAAACATTGTTATATGCCACTAAAGATACCACAATGTATCCAGATATCGTTATTTGGTTTCATACTGAGTTGATTAGAGATTTTACCCCTCCAGAAGTAGAAAAGTTTTCTACATTAGGATATGATGCAGTAATAGATCTTACTGCCGAAAGAATGTATCAATGGGCCACTGATATTAAAAATAATCATCCTACTGTCAAATGGGCTATAATGGGCGGCCATGCCCCCCTACACAAATCTAAAAAGCATATGTTAGATTGGGCAGATTATACAGTAGATAATCTGCGTTCTAAAATAACTGGAAAAGATGTGCCCGCTAGTCAAGCATTTGAATTTTTAGAAAGAGGTAAAGGTTCTTTGTGGGATTGGCCCGATATATCCGAGGATATCATACAACGAGAGTTGTCTATTAAAGAAGAAATTATTGCAGCAACACAGGATACTTCGTTATTTCATAATCAAAAACATCCTGGGTTAGAATCAGCTAGGGCGCTGGCTATTGAAATAATGCAACATTTTAATATATGATGAAATATAAACCAGATGCAACTCCTATAAAGGGCATGGTATTTGCAGGATGTTCCTTTACATGGGGACAAAATCTACATTATTATACTAACTCTAAAACTGTTATAGAAGACAAGCCTTATAATTTTAACCCTATTTTTATAACCAGGGCACATGTTGCTTTTAAAGATGCTGTACGATATCCTAGACTTGTTGCCAATCATTTTAATACCTATGAAATAGTACACGCCAAAAATGGTGGCAGTAATAAAAAAATGTATGAGTATTGGTCTGAATGTTTTAGTAGACAAAACTCTGTTTTACTTAATCCAGGAAAACCGACAAAATATGTTCATGCCTATGCCTATGATTATTTTAAAGACTCCGGAAAAGAAACTTTTGAATCACATCCAAAATGGTTTGATAAGATAGAATATATTGATACTAATGATATATCACACTTTATTCTTCAACTAACTCCTTATAACCGAGATACGGTACAGTTGAAGGTAGGCAATATACAGAAAGAAATTACTCTTAGTTTACTATGGAATCCAGATGGACCTTTTAGAGATTTATATTTGGATTGGTTAAATTTGAACAATAAAACCGTGGGTCAACACAATGAAGAAGTATTGCTAAACAGTTTAGCATCGGTAAAAACTTTATTACAACAACTAGAAGATAAAAATATTAAAACTTATATTCTAACTTGGCCTAATGATTTTTTAGAATATATTAAAAAGGATAGTTGGTTTTCTGAAAGATTTATTACTTTCGACTACGAAGGTAAGAACTATCTATCTATGGATGATTTAATGACTGTACCCGGGTTTAAATTGTCCACTGATACTGATAATTTCGAAGTCCCAACTTTGGATGACCATCCTAGTTTAAAGTGTCATCGAGTTGTGGCTGACAACATTATTAAAAGAATAGAACAAGATAATGCAAAGTAAAGAAAACTGTAGAATTACCAAAGGCATGATATTTGCTGGATGTTCCTTTACGTGGGGACAGGGTCTATATTATTATAGTAACCTGCCCACTATAGGAGAACCTCCTCCGGATCAATACGATCCTAAACTAGTTAAACATGCACACATCAAGTTTATGGAAAGCGTTCGCTATCCTAGAATAGTTGCTGACCATTTTAATAGTTTTGAGTTTGTTCATCCTCAAAATGGTGGATCTAATGAAGGTGCTGTTACATGGTGGACCAAGTGTTTTACTGATAGATCTGAAGGTGCTTGGTATAGTGGACATAGTATTCCATTTATTGAATACGAAGAAGTGTCCCATGTTGTATTTCAACTAACTCAATGGCAGCGGGATCATGTTGTATTTGAACACAGCGGAAAAACGCATTACTTACCTTTTCACGAAATTAATAAAGACGAACATAAACAGCATTTCCTAAAGTATTTAGAAGATCAAGGTTTGTCATTAGATCAGTTTTTAGCACAATACATTCAAAAGGGTCTTGACAATGTCAAACAGTTCCTGCAAACTTGTGAAAGTAAAGGAATAAAGACCCTAATCTTTACTTGGCCTGAAGAGTATATTCCCTTGATTGAGCAGGATCTTTGGTTATCTCAAAGATTTGTTACATTTAACTACAATGGTAAAAACTATAAAAGCATTACAGATTTAATGTGGCCTGGTGCCATGCACAGTAAAGGTTATAATCCAGAACTCACAGTTAAATGGGATGAGTTTTCGTTTGAAGTAACTCCTAAAGATCATCATCCAAGTTTAACTTGCCACAGAGTTATGGCTCAAAACATTATTAGACGAATAGAAAATGACAACAACAACGCAACCGTATAAAGATGCTTTAACACAGGCAATGACCTATTTGGGAGAGCAAAACAACACAGTGTTTATAGGACAACAGATTGTTTATGCTGGTAATCCTATGAGTACTACATTGGGTAATGTGTCCAAAGATAAAATGATTGAGCTACCCGTCATGGAAGAAACACAAATGGGCATGAGTTTAGGTATTGCTATGACTGGTAAGACCGTGGTTACATTCTATCCTCGTTGGGACTTTATTATATTGGCTGCTAATCAACTGATTAACCATGTAGACAAGTATGAACTAATGACTGGTCAACAGGCCAACATGATCATTAGATTGGGCAAAGGTTCAGACAAGCCATTAGATCCTGGTCATCAGCATAAAGGCAACTATTTAAAAGAGTTCAAATCTATGTGCCCAAACATTAAGTTTTATGATTTAAAAGATCATGCCAAGATTGTAGATACCTATAAGAAAGCCTATAAACAGGGCGGTGTGCATGTATTAATCGAATACCCGGAACTATACTACGTATAATGGAAATTAATCCAGACGCATTTAGCAGTGGACAAATAGGCAGTAAGATTTGGTTGTGTGAAGAACTAGAAAAAATTTACACACAAATAGATTACTTAGGTATCTACGGCGGTTGGTATGGTATAACACATTTCCTACTCAAAGTTCGTGGCAACATACAAATAGATCGCTGTGTTAGTTTAGATATGGATCCAACGTGCCAACCTGTGGCAGATATGATAAATGAAAACTGGGTATGGCAGGATTGGCAGTTTAAAGCCTTTACAGAAGATTGTAATAAATCAATAACATCTTTGCGTAATATGGATATGATCATAAACACCAGTACAGAACATTTTGATAACATGGATTGGTGGAATAACATTCCCAAAGGAACCGCAGTTGTTCTACAAGGTAACAATATGCCTCATGAAGACCATCATGTTCATTCGAGTTGTCTTGAAGATTTTGTAAAAATGTACCCAGTTCGACAGCTGATGTATAGTGGTGAAAAAGCGTTTGTATATCCGAATTGGAGTTTTACACGCTTTATGATTATAGGTGAAAAATGACAAAAACAAATCGCCCGTGGGGCTACTATCAAGTATTACACGAAGTACCGGGTATGAAAGTTAAAGAATTAACTGTTATGCCGGGACAACAGTTGAGTATGCAACGACACGAACATCGTAATGAATACTGGATTGTCAGTGAAGGCACTGCTACTATAGATTGGAATCCTGGTAGAACAACCCTTAAAGAACAACAAAGCAAAACTATACTTGTGGGCGAATGGCATCAGTTGATCAACAACACTGATAACCCCTTAAAGATTGTTGAAATACAATACGGAACTCGTTGCGAAGAGTCCGATATCGAGCGTAAACCTTAAAAACACTTGACTTTAGGCACTTTTTGCTATAAACTTACGAGTTGAAGATAACTATTCTTACCGCGCTATTAAACAAAAGGAGGTCTTATGACTACGATTGCGAACAAGCGAGGAGTGGAAGGGGTTGAGATACCCAATTCAATTCTCAAATTTATATCTTTTGTGCTAATGGGATTATTCCTATGGGGCACAGTACATTTGCTACATTGGGCAGTAGACACTAAACTATCCCACAGCGATGCACAAGAAACCAGCGATATTACAGCAGAGTTTAGAGAACGCCAAATGGGATGTTTGGCTAAGAACATTTACTTTGAAGCTGGTAGCGAACCATTTGAAGGCAAAGCCGCAGTGGCCATTGTTACTATGAATCGTGTTAACTCGGGCAAGTTTCCCGGGGATGTATGTAAAACCATTTACCAAAAGAATGTGTTCTATGATAAGGTCGTATGCCAGTTTTCGTGGGCCTGCGATAGAGTCGTTAAGTTCAATGCCGTTAACAAAGTTAACTATGAACAAAGCGTTATTGCCGCACAAAAAGTTCTAATGGAAAACTATCGATTACCTAGCCTAGAACGGGCACTTTATTATCATGCAGACTATATTGACCCACATTGGGGCAAGAAGCCTGTAGCACACATCGGTCATCACATTTTTTATAACTAAGGAAATATATGTTTTCAAAAATCATTAACTTGTTCGTCAAAGGTTACACAGCCATTTACAACTTTATCAAAAATCATGCTGTAAACATCAGTGCTCATGCGCTAGGTTGGATTGCTATTGTTATGCTACACTTTGCCAGTGTTCCTACGCTTTGGGCAGTGATTGTGGGCAATAGCGATAAACTACCTAATATTGACTTGATGGTGTTTATCTGGGCCGCTCTAACTACCTTGTTTGTTAAATCCCTCCTGGAAAAAGATATCTTGTATATTGCTACGATCACTATTGGTTTTGTTGCACAGACTTTGATGATGGGTATCATTCTTTTTAAATAAATAAAAGTATGAAAATATTAGACTTACTTGCTGAAAAGAAAATAGCCGCTCCTACACAGGCTCAGTGTGATGTGCGTGGCGCTCGTTTGTCTAATGTTCGTTATAGCCAATGTGTTGCCCGTGGTATGCGTCCGCATGATACAGATAATACAGACGGAACGGGTACACAAGGTGTTAAAGGTAGCGGTAAAACGCTTAAAGGTCGCAAAGTTAAAAGTGTTAAGTTTGGCGGCAACCAAAAATACTATCCCGGTTCTAGAGACTAATGGCAGATTTTAGTAACGGACTAAATGTTTAATTTCAAAGGAAATATTGTATGAGTTATTCAGCACAGGTGGTTGATCACTATGAAAATCCTCGTAATGTTGGCAGTTTTGCCAAAGACGAGGAAGGTGTTGGAGTTGGACTCGTGGGGGCACCTAGTTGCGGAGATGTTTTACAGTTAAGTATAAAAGTTGAAGATGGGATTATTACAGATGCGAGATTTAAAACATATGGATGCGGATCCGCTATTGCTAGTTCATCCCTGGTTACAGAGTGGGTTAAAGGGAAAACACTTGATCAAGCGGGAAGTATTAAAAACAGCGACATTGCCGAAGAGTTGGCACTTCCACCCGTTAAAATACATTGCTCAATTTTGGCAGAAGATGCTGTCAAAGCCGCGATAAATGATTACCTTAACAGAAACAGCTTCTAATAAAATCAAACAACAAATTGCTCGAAGAGGGCAAGGAGTTGGTGTTAGGGTAGGTGTAAAAACCACAGGTTGCAGTGGCTTGGCCTATGTGCTAGAATATATGGATAGTGCTCCTGCAACTCGTGATTGGTTCAAATACGAACACAACGGAGCCACTGTTTGGGTAAATGGACGTGATTCTGTTTATTTAGATGGGCTAGAAATAGATTATGTCCGCCAAGGACTTAATGAAGGATTTGAATTCCATAATCCAAACTCTCGTGGTGAATGTGGTTGTGGCGAAAGTTTTAGGGTATAAATATCATCATGGATCAACTAACTATTACAGATGCTGCCAAATCAAAAATATCGGATATTCTTTTAGAAGAAGATAATCCCAATGTTGCCTTACGCACTTTTGTACAAGGCGGAGGGTGCAGTGGTTTCCAATATGGATTTACCATTGATGAAGAACAAAACGAAGACGATTTCGTACTAGAAGCTGGTAAGTTTCGAGTATTAGTTGATAGTATGAGCATGATGTATCTTAATGGTGCTGTCATTGATTACAAAGAAGATCTAATGGGTAGCAGTTTTAACATAAAAAACCCCAATGCTGTTAGCCAATGTGGATGCGGTAGCTCATTTAGTGTTTGACAAATGACTAAAATTCCTGTATAATATAGTTTTTAACACACAGGAATGCCATGAGTCATTGTGATAGCGTTATTCGTAGCCTTGAAGAACACGCAAGTCGTTTAAACAAAGAAGCAATTATTGAAGCTGAGGCCGAAGCAGACAATCAAGAGCTGTTTGAAGGTTTCCGTTTGGCCCTTGACCCTATGATTACTTTTGGTGTCAAGAAAGTGCCCACACACGGTGGCGGAGAAGGACAGGGTTTACCTTGGGTAGTCTTTAAAGAACTAGCCCGTAGTTTGGCTGCTCGTGAACTTACCGGACATGCCGCTCGTGATGCCATTGAACTGGCGCTGTCAGCAAGCACCAAGGCACAATGGAATGATTGGTATCGCCGTATCCTTATCAAAGACCTTCGTTGCGGTGTCAGTGAAAAGACTGTAAACAAGGTCTTGTCAGGTCGATTTAGTAAGATTCAAGGTATTCCTTTGTTCGAGTGTATGTTGGCACATGACGGTGCTAATCACGAAAAGAAGATTGTGGGTAAGAAGTTGCTAGAACCCAAGTTGGATGGTGTTCGTGTTATTACTGTGATCAATATCAATAACAAGACAGCCACAATGTACAGCCGTAATGGTAAGTTGTTGGAAAACTTTGCCCACATTACAGAAGCTATTGAAAAAAATATCGATTTGTTTAATCGTTCTCTAGTGTTAGACGGCGAAATGGTTAGCTCTAGTTTCCAAGCACTAATGAAACAGGTACATCGTAAAAGTGATGTTCAAAGCGAAGATGCTCGACTGATGTTGTTTGACATCCTGTCCTTGACAGAGTTCCAAGCAGGTAAATCTAGTTTGGGTCAACAGCATCGTAGTAAAATGCTACGCAATATGAAAGATGTGTTTGACAGGATTGGTAGCATTGACATTATTCCGCAAACAGCAGTTGATTTGGATACCTATGTGGGCGAACTAGAGTTCAAACAGTATAACAAAGATGCCATTGAATCAGGTTTTGAAGGCATTATGATCAAAGATATTGATGCCGTATATGAAGCCAAGCGAAGTGTGAGTTGGCTCAAGATGAAACCGTTTATCGAAGTCAGTCTTACAGCAGTAGCAGTGGAAGAAGGCACTGGTAAGAATGTGGGTAAAATGGGTGCTATCTTGTTTGAAGGCGAAGATGATGGCAAGTTCATTCGTGTCAGTGTTGGCAGTGGATGGAGCGACAAGGATCGTGAAGAGATTTGGGCTGTTAAAGATCAAGTAGTTGGGCAAGTTGGCGAAGTTCGTGCGGATGTTGCTACATTGAATCAAGACAGCGATAATGTGTATAGTTTGCGTTTTCCACGCTTTAAGGTTTGGCGTGGATTTGCGGCAGGTGAGAAAATTTAAGGAGATGTAAGCCAAGTGGCAAAAGACAATTTGATAGAGATGATGGGAGTGGTAGAAGAAGCCCTCCCTAACTCGATGTTCCGTGTTCGACTAGAGAATAATGCTCTAGTACTAGGACACATCAGTGGCAGAATACGCCAAAATAAAATCCAAATTCTTCTTGGTGACCGTGTTCGCACAGAAATGTCGGTCTATGATTTAACCAAATGTCGCATTATTTTCCGTGAGAAATAAAAAAGCCCCTTACGGGGCTTTTGTGCTATCCTAGATATGCTGTCCAGCTAGGATGCGGAACATTCCAATCCAACTTCTTACGCTTTTCAGCTAACTGAAAGTATGTAGGTTTGGTTGGTTTAACCTTTGGAACAATCTTCTTGTTGTTGCCCTTGCTGGCATTACAACTAGCGCAGGCACAAACGCAGTTTTCAAAAGTAGTCTTACCGCCGTGTGATACTGGCAACACATGGTCCAATGTAGCAGTTTTACGGGCAACATCTTCACCACAGTATTGGCAAGTATAGCCGTCACGAAGAAACACATTATGCTTACTAAAGCGAACTGTGGTTTTCTTCTTTTGGTATTCTTTCAAAATCATAACAGCAGGGACGGGAGTACTCCACTTTTCACTGCGAACTATCCAATCTTCGTACCAATCTAATACAATGGCCTTGTCAGATACCAAATAACGGATTGCTTCCTCCCAAGAGATAGTGCTCAAAGGAAGTAGGCTTACTGGACTTGCGTCGGCGTTCAAAATCAATGTCGACATTTTCTACTTTCTTTCATATACCAATATTTATCTGTGTAAATGTTACCATTTTATTATAGCATAGGTTTGTTCAAAGAGCAACTAAATACTGGATGAACCGTAGCCAAACCCAAGGATTCCCAAGATGACAATTTCGTATATTAACACCGGATCTGCCCCAAATGCGGGCGACGGTGACACATTAAGAACAGCATTTAATAAAATTAATGCCAATTTTGGCCTATTATACGATGGTGCTATTAATCAACTTGTTCAAAGTGATCAACCTCCGGTTCCTGCCAGTACAACAACACTATGGTATGATACTGTAAGTGGTAGAACCTATGTATATTACGATGGAACTTGGATCGATGCTAGTCCTAGCGAACAAAGTCAACAAAGTTCATTTATTACCACTGCTACCATTGGGCAATATGCCGGATATATTCAAGAAGTTGGCTTGTTTAATAGTATAACTGGCACAGGTTCTAACACAGTTACCAATGTTACACACTTAAATTTTGATACTGAATCTGCTTTTAGTGTAACTGATCAGGGCAATGGCGCGGTATTGATTGGCATGAACTCTACTTTTAAATACATCGAGATTGCCAATGCCAATACACTAACTGCGGTTGGGCTGGATACATTGACATTTGTTGCTGGTAACGGTATAGAACTTGCTACCAACGATACTCCTGGACACCAAAGTATCACTATTACTTCTACCATTGCCCCTACAACTAGCACTGCTGGTTTCTTATATGACGACGGTGCTGGCGGATATCATTGGGTTGAACCAACACATAGTAGTTTAGAAAACGGTACTAGTACATTTACATTAAACGCCAACGGTAGTGTTACATTTAACAATGGAACTGTACAAGATACAGCCTACACAATACCACAAGAGGGTAATGCTTATAATACCTTTTTGAGAATATTATTGGCAGATGGTATTGGCAATACCGCTACATTATATTCAACTAACAATGTTTCCATTAATCCAGAAATGGGGGAAATAAATCTAACCTATTTAAGAGTGGGTTACAATAATGTTTCCGGACCTCCTACATCGATAACATTAGCCACAAGTGGTACTAACTATCCTTCAACTGGAACCAATGTACAAACTACAGGCGGTAGCGGAACAGGCTTGACAGTTGATTTCCATGCTCCGGGAGGAAGTATTAACTCCTTGAGTATTAATAATCGAGGCGGTGGTTACTCTATTGGAGATGTTGTTTATATTAATAACTCTAACAGCGGAACCAGTGCTACATTTGTGGTATCAACTGTGCTAAATGGTGGACCACACGGTAACATCGAGTTTGCTGATAGCACTTTCCAAACCACTGCTTATACTGGCACTGTGGCATGGAACAACATCACTGGTACAGCCAACATCGTTACCACGGCATCACTAACAACTACTAACATATCTACATTTATTAATGACAAAGGTTATCTCACATATGCCAATGTTTATAGTTTGGGATATGTAACAACCAGTACTATTAATCAATATGTAAGTGCTAACTCATTAACTAACAATAATCATACTGCAACATTGACCACAGCGGGTAACTTTATATTACCAGGCGGCCTAGTTATAGATTACGGAACAACACCCACTATCACAGTTACAGCAACAAGCGGCGGCGGATTGATTGCCAGCGATGTTTCGGCAGCGCCTGTAAAACTGTCAACATTTAATGGCGGCACTACCTATACATGGCAGTTCAATCCTGACGGTAGTATTACATGGCCCGATGGTAGCGTTCAGGCCAGCGCAACCACAGCCACAATAGCAGCAGGCACACTAACTAATCACATCAACTACGGAACTTACACACTAGCAGTGCTATCTACCGGTAGTGTTCAGTTTCCAGATGGCACTGTTCAAACCACAGCCTACACAGGTACAGGCATTACATCTGCCTTTGCTTCTAGTAGTTCTTACTCTGTAACAGCTTCTTATGCTATATCAGCTACAACAGCAGTTAGCCTATTAAACAATGGTGTTAAGTTAAGACCGGTTAGTCCTCCACCATCATTGGTAGGTAATCCTGGAGATACAATAGGTGATTTTGCCTATGATGGTTCAGATCTATACATTTGTTATGAAAACTATGTTCAAACTAACTATAATGTAACCACTGTTGATACAGGTACAAATGTTTTCTACATTGATATTATTCAAGGCTCATATCCACAGCCACAAATAGGTTGGGAAATACACGATCCAATCGGTGGTCCGTTGATGACTATTACCAATGTGACCAGCGGTTTGTTTGGACCTTATAATACTCCATATTGGAGAGTTGGTGAATCAACTTATCTCAATAACTACATTCCTGGATTGACATACACACTGGTTAATCCAAGTGGGACCACTAATGTATGGGGCAAGGTCCCATTTACCACAGCGGCTAATACATCTACAGCAGTGACCAAGTTGTCGTCATTTGTCATTTCAGGAAATCCTGTAACATTTGACAATGTCTACGCAGAATGGTCAGGAGTTGGTAACAACTTGAAAGTAGGAGCAGTAACTGGAGTATTCACTGCTACATACAACTTGTCAACATTCTATGCTGGTTCGATCAATGTTGTAAACGGAAACTCAGTTGCCTTTACAACAGCCGGAACAGTACTAGGCGGTACATCGCTAAATCCTGGAGATCGAGCAGAAATGGTATTAACAATACCTAATAGTCAAAAAGCCTATAGAATAACTGCTATAACAGGATCTTCTTACAATACAAACTTCATTAGCATAGAACAACTAATGTAATAACAGGAAACACAATAATGTCATTACTACATTTTCCAAGCAACCCCACAGTTGGACAACAATACGCAAACGCAAATGGTATAGTATATACCTGGGACGGGGTTAAATGGTTAGGTGCTGTTACAGGCAGCACTATCAGTACAATCGGTTACGGTACATACACCGTGTCTGTAAATACAGCAGGTAACTTTGTTATTCCCGCAGGTGCTATTATTGAACACGCAGACGGAAGTCCAGCAGAGTTTCCAGGTGGCACACTGATCAACGGTCCTTATAGATTTACACTAACCACATCTGGTTCTATTACACTAAACGGTGAACTATTCCACAGTGGTGGTGTTATACAAAGCAGTACTCCTCCTGTTCCTGCAAGTACCAGTACACTATGGTATGATATCGGCAGTGGTAGAAGTTATGTTTACTACGACGGCACTTGGGTTGATGCGGCTCCTGAACCTTCTGTGCCCACTCACATTTCGGCGTTCACTAACGATCTAGGTTACATCACATCAACAAATACATTAGTCAACGGTAACCAATCAATAGCCCTAGACGGTAGTCAAGGTCTTCAATTGAATAATGTACAGTACATTTACGCAAATTCTACAGGAACAGCCATAGATATCTATACTGGTGGAACCAACTATAGTGAAGTATGGTTGTTTGATAACGGACCTGTACAGATAAACACTAACGGAGAAACACATTCTTGGTCATTTAATACAGATGGCAGTACATCATTACCCGGATCATTAAACTATCAAGTTCCGGGGTTAGGCGGTAGCGGACATTTTGATATCAACAGTTACTATCCTGTTAAAATCACCACAGGCGATAGCGTTGATGTTGCTTATAGTACTTGGACTTTTGGCTGGAATGGTATTTTAGAGTTGCCAGGAAGTTTAACCGGTGATCCTGTAGTTATACAAGGTGCTCCTATTACAATAACTATTTCAGATAATAGCGGACTGGTTTGGGGTGGCGCATTAGGCACATATACAAGATTAAATGGCCAAACACCACCTAAGTGGGCACCTGCTAACTATAATCCCAGTAGTGATTCTTCTATCACATATGATGGCGGGTGGCAACTTAATAACCCAAACTTTTCACATCCTTTATATGTAAACACAGGCACACTAACTAATCCGTTAACTACATGGAATCCTGACACACAATTTGGTCTAGGTTCTGGTAACCCAGTAGGTACTTATACTTACAATACTTGGACATTTGGATTAACAACGAATAGTGGTAATGCCGGAATAACATTCCCCGATTCTTCTATACAATATACAGCCTGGACAGGAACCGTAGACTACAGCAATGTTACCAATGCTCCTGTGGTTGATAGTACAGGCACAACTGTATTCAATGTGGTCAGTGCTACTACTATCTATATCAACGGACAGCCAGTAAGCGGTGGTACTACATCTACACTGGTCAGCGGAACATATACATTTGCTGTTAGTTCAACTGGTTCTGTAACATTAAATGGTGTTTCTTTTAGTAGTCATGGAGCTCAGGGTACTACTGGTGCTCAAGGTACTGCTGGATCAAATGGCACCAATGGCGCACAAGGAACAACTGGTTCTACTGGTTCCCAAGGTACTGCTGGTAGTATTGGAACTAATGGCACACAAGGAACAACTGGAGCCCAAGGTACTGCTGGTAGTATTGGAACTAATGGCACACAAGGAACAACTGGAGCCCAAGGTACTGCTGGAACTAACGGTGTACAAGGTGTACAAGGTATAAGTGGTTCTGCTAGCCTAAATAACTTGTCTACCAGTATAAGTTTTACTAATACAGGAGTTAATCCTCCTAGTTTCGTTACCACTAGCACTGGTGTTAAGATATCCTATTATCAACAAGAGTCCCCTACTACTGTTGACTACGCAACTGGCATTGAACCGGGTGGATTATGGACCAGTATTCCTAGTGCAACTAGCAACTATGCTTTCAAATGGTATGGCGGTACAAGTACTTTGGCTACTCTAACTGGTACTGGAACATTTATTACCAATACCTTAAATGTATCTAATCAGATAACAACTCCAGCAGGATCTAATGCTAACTTGGTATTGAATCCTGACGGACTAGCAGATGTGATTGTTACCACTAGTACACAGATACTAATGTATGCAACTAATACCAGTATATCAACCACAACTGGAGCATTGGTAGTTACTGGCGGCGTTGGCGTTGGTGGCAATGTTACAGCCAATAAGTTTGTAGGTGATGGATCAAGCCTAACCAATGTCACAGTGACACAACAGGCCAATATCGTTGGTGTACAGCCTAATGTGACCTTAGTCGCTGGCAACTACAGTTACCTGTTTGACAACACTGGCACCTTTACCATGCCCGTCGATGGTGACATCGTAATGCCCGGTACTAATAGTATCCTATCAGTTAACGGCACAACACTTTTAGGCGGAGCCGCACAAGTTGTTGGATATTACTCAACATTGGGCATCAAGTATCCGGGCGGTAGTACACAGTATGGCATGACTTTACGACCAGCGGCTGATAACACCAATGCTATCACATTCTTAAATGCGGCTGGCACTAACATTGGTTCTATTACACAAACAACATCAACTGTCTTGTTCAACATGCCAAACCGTCCTGCGTTCCGTGTATACGGTGCTGGTACTACCAATAACCTAAGTACAACTGTTAACACTAATGGTATTCTAAACGGTAATAACTACGCAGTTGATTATCAACAGGGAACAGCATTAAATACATCAACTGGTGTGTTCACCGCTCCGCTCGCAGGACTATACAGCATACATCTTGTAGCCCGTGTGACCAGTAATTCAGCAGGACAGTCGCAAGTCACTGTTATCAAGAATAATGGTCTAGGCAGTCAGGCTAATCAAGCGATGTGGGAAACTGGCCCAAACCCTTCAGTCAATCACTTTGGCGTCAGCACCATAGCCAAACTGGCAGTAGGCGACACACTAGTAGCCAAGGTAACATTGGGATCAATCAACTTTGACGCTAATGATAACTGGTCAGTGGCCTACATAGGATAAGCAATGATTATTCAAGGTGTAACCCTAACCAACATTAGCGTAAATGATGGCTCGTTTAATTCAAACGGTGCCTTACTCTACATAGACATAGGCAATGCCGCTAGTTACTCAGGTAGCGGAACAACCTATACAGATTTGTCTGGCAATGCTAACAACGGCACTAGTGCAGGCAGTCCAACATATAGTAGTACTTACAACGGTTTGATTAATCTAAATGGCGGCGGGTCGCAGTATGTTGCTACTGCTACCGCCAAGTATAATCAAACTTACACAGGTAAGACTGTGTTTGTTGCGGCAAGACTGAGCGGCCCCATAACTGCCGGAACTTATCGTTGCCTTTTTGGCACAGCCAGCGGCACAAGAAACTTTAACACTTATCTATATTGCCCAAGTACTGGTGTTTATCAAATACACTACAGCGCAAACGGTGGTGGCGGCTTATCTAGCAATATACCTGTAACTGTTGGGCAATGGTTTATCATCGCTGTTACCCATTCGCTAGACGGAACTGTTTCATATTATTTTAATGGAAAACTTGTGAGCACTAATACAGGCGTTACATTCAATCAATGGAGCAGTAACGGAAACGAAAACATAGGTGCCGGCGATAACTATTGGCTCGGTGATATTGCCCTGTGTGCCGTCTACGGTCGTTGCCTAAGTGCTAACGAAATACAGCAAAACTACAATGCTATATCTCATAGATACGATCTTGACATTGTTACAACTAACCTATTGGCCAACTACGATCCTATTGCTTATGTTGGTGCAGGTAACTTAGGAGATCTAAGTACCAATAATCGTACACTAACACTTTACAATACTCCAACTACAGCCAAGGTTAATAATGCCACAGTCCTAGCGTTCAACGGAACCAATCAGTGGGCTATAGATACAGCAGGGTATGGCACACTATTAAACACCTCAGCAGGATGGACCTATGATGTATGGGCTCGTCCTAACTCTGTAGCAACAGGATCGTTGCTTGTAGAATACAGTAACAGCACAGCTAACAGCGGATGGCAAGATAGTCAACTGGCATTTGTCAGTAATAAGATTAACGGTGGAGTATTTGATGGTGCTACCAATGCTTATATTACAGGCCCAACTTACTCAGCCGCTATTTGGTATCATATTGTATTAACATACGACGGTGTTAATAAAACTACACTTTACATAAATGGTGTGAGCCAAGGTACTACTACAAGCACTAAAGGAAATCCATCACCAGCTACATATCTATCTTTAGCTAAGAGCGATACTACCTCATTATATCTAGGTGGTAGTACCAACTACTTTGCTGGACAAATTGGAGCATATAAGATGTACACTAGAGCATTAACAGCACAAGAAGTCTCACAGAATTTTCAAGCACTAAGAAATAGATTTAATGTATAACGGTAAATATAGAAAATAGGAATAAAATAATGTCAGTATTAAACTTTCCAAGTAGCCCTTCAGTTGGACAACAATATACAGGTGATAATGAAGTAACTTACATCTTCGATGGTGTGAAATGGGAAGGTTATAGCCCCGTACTATCCTCTGCTACAAATAGCATTAGCAACAATGGATACATTGTACAGGTCAATGGCAGCGGAAATCTTGTTATTCCTGTTGGTGCTACTATCATTGACGAAGCTGGCAATCCTGTTTTAACCAGTGGAGGCAGCGGTGCCCAAGGTACTACAGGTGCTCAAGGTATACACGGCGCTCAAGGCACCACCGGCTCAACAGGTGCTCAAGGAACTGCTGGATTCAACGGCAATACAGGTGTACAAGGTACTACAGGTGTTCAAGGAACTATTGGATCTACAGGAGCCCAAGGTACAACTGGAAATACTGGCGTACAAGGTGCTACTGGTATAGCAACTACCATTGTTGGCTCAGTGGCTAACAGCGCAAGTTTGCCCCCTAGCAGTACCCTTGGTTCTAGTTATATTGATGAAGGTAATGGCGACTTATATGTATGGACTGGCACTGGATTTACCAATGTTGGTCAAATCGTAGGACCTAGCGGTGCTCAGGGTACTACAGGTGTTCAAGGTACAGCTGGTAGTAATGGCGCACAAGGAACTGCTGGCACTAATGGTCAGGGTGTGCCCACAGGCGGAACTGCTGGACAAGTTCTTATCAAGATTGATAGTACAGATTATAATACACAATGGATTACACGCTCGTTTTCTGGATACGCTACAACTAGCACATTGGTCAACGGCGCTTTCACCGCCACATTAGACACATACGGTAATTTTGTAGTTCCTGGTGTAATAACAAACAACAATCCAACTGGCACTGGGGTTGCTGTAGCCCCTAACTATCCCGGCCAAGGTGCGATCCTTTCCAATTTTAGTGGTAATCAAGAATTCTTTGTTCAAGACGACGGCGCTTATGTACAGACTAGTGTCAACAATAGTGGAACCGTTTATAATCAATGGATATTTGGCCTAGACGGTGTATTAAATCTGCCTAGCACCGTAGGTGATATTAAACGAGATGGTGTAAGCGTATTAGGTGGTGGCGGAGGTTCTGGTGGACCAGTCAACCAGCTGACTAGTGGTACCGCAGTTGTAAGTTTAGATACCAACGGTACACTTAAGACTAGATCTCCAAACTTAGAAATCAAAGTAGGTGCTAGTACGGCTCCATACTGGGTAGCAGAGTACGGCGGACTCAGCGCCGCAGCCAGCGCATTGAGCGATTATGTCTATGGAACTGGCGCAGTCTACGACAGCAAAGGCAATCTATATATTATAGGTACAGCAACCGGTGGTGGTAGTACTGCCGATAGTTTAATGTTAAAGTATGATCCTGAAGGTAACTTGTTATGGCACAAGACTTGGAAAGATCCTGTTAACGGCGGAAACTGCGGTGCTACCAATGTGGCTATTGCCATAGACAGTAACGATCGCATCTACTGGGTGGCCAATGATTGGACTGCTGGTGGTATGTGGTGTGGTTATATGGACACAGACGGTAATCTTGGTCTTAATGGAACAGCACAGCAAGTACTAGGTGTTAACTATCTTAATCCCACAGATATCGCTGTTGATAACTTGGGTAACTTCTATCTTTCTGGATACAATAACGGCGGCAGCGGTTTTGGTGGTTATGGAATCCCGACTGTTGTCAAAGTCTCCAGCACTGGGACCGTGGCATGGAGTAGTACGGTAACTCCTATTGCTTCTGATTCTAGTACCAGTACAGGTATATATCGTGCGGTTACTGTTGATCCAGACACAGGATCAGTATGGGCCATTGGTGATTATAATGACGGCGGTAGTCATTGGGCTATGTTGAGCAAATGGGATAGTTCAGGTGTAAATCAGTGGACCAATAAACTAGTCACATCCTCGGGCGACATTGGCGATGCGGTAGTGTTTAATAGCGGCTATGTTTATACCGTGGTCAATGACGGCACTGAAAATCTTGTACGAGTTTCTAAATTAAATCCAGACGGAACACTGGTATGGGCTTCGGCATTAGCGCAAGGCACTGGTTCAAAAGGCTACGATCTAAGTTTTGATTTAAACGGTGATGTTTATCTAACTGGTATATATTCTGGTCTTGGTTTATGGGTAACTAAGTTAAATCATACAACTGGCACTTTAGTATATTCTCGAACCTTAACTACTGTAGACGGAGCAGAGATACTCGATGGTCAAGGTGATCCTATAGTTGGACACAGAGCGGGTGACATCTATAGAGATAGAATAGCTGTAGTAGCTTCTACTCTGGACAGTCTCACACAGCCAGGAACAAGCAATAACAGAACCATCTTGGCACAACTACCACTTGATGGCAGTATTGCTGGAACATTTAGCAATGTTACGCTGGCCGATATAACCAGTAGCATATCTGGTATTAGTTCAACTGGTACTTATACTATAACAACTTTGTCTTGGACTACAGGGACTTACGGAACAAGTATTGGCACATTGAGTCAGTTGGGTTCTAGTGTTGTTACACTGCTTGGTCAGATGAGCAGTCAAGTACTTAATATCAGTACAGGCACAAGATCTTCAAATTGGAACTTTGGTTCTGATGGTGGATTGGTATTCCCAGATGGCACTATACAAAACTCTGCTTGGAACATTGGTATACAATCATCATTGGTAAATGGCGCTTACACATTATTCTTGGGTACTGATGGTACTATAAACTTACCTAACTCTACTACTGGCGAACCTTTAATCCAATCAACTGCTACGATACAAATACTTGCCAATACATCTTACTTTACATTTGGAACAGATGGCACATTAACATTCCCAGATAATACTGTACAGCATACTGCCTATACTGGATCGACTCATTGGAGTGTTACTCCGTCAGTAGCAGGTTGCCCAATATACACAGAACTAACTCCAGATCACTTCCAGGCGTACACACAGCAAAGTCACTTGGCGTTCAATAATGATGGCTCTTGGCATCTAGGCAGTAACTACAACGGCAACGGACTCTATAGTAATGATAATACCGCAACATTGTATTCTAATCTTGGTGATGTTGTTATTAGAACAGGCGATAGTTCAAAATATTTTACATTTGGTCCTGATGGTAGTTTAACACTTCCGCAAACACCGGGCGGTGCCGCAGTTATCTCTGGCGGTGCTAATGGAGTACAGGTTACAGCAAACAGTCATACTTGGGAATTCGGTCCTAATGGTGCTTTGGTATTCCCAGATACTACACAACAAACTACAGCCTATATTCCAGGCAGTGGCGGCGTAAGTATCAACTCAGGTACTAACTTTGCCTCCATCTCAACAACTACCTTTACCATTGAAACAGGTAAGAACAGTTATTGGATCGCACAGTTTGGTGACTTGATGAATAATAACGAAACAGACTATGGTAACTCGGTGATCTATGATAGCCAAGGTAATGTCATTGTTGCTGTTACTGATTTTACAGAATCAGCTAGTTATCCTCAACCTTTGGTTGTAAAATATGATCCACAAGGTAATATTTTATGGAAACAACTGGTTGGAATTATAGGTAGTGCTGAAAGTCTCGATGTTGACAGTTCGGACAATATCTATTTGTTGATCAATGATTACGATGCTGTCACCAGTCGAGTATTTCAGCTAGATCCTACAGGTGCTTTAACAAATCAAATAGATGTTACAGGCACCGACGAGGACATGTATGACATCGTAGTTGATGGTAGCGGTAACTTTTATGTAACTGGTTATGGAACAAATACATCAACTAATCAACTTACTGTGTTCAAAGGTAACTTCAGTGGTATTAGTTGGCAACAAGGTATTAACTTTACCGCAGGACAAAACGATTATGGCTATAGTATCGCTCTTGATGGCGCTAGTCCTCCTAATGTCTATGCGTTTGGGAATTCCGATGCCAATGGTAGTGAGTTAGTTAAATTAGATAACAATGGTAATGTATTGTGGTCTGTAGGTATAACTGGAGCAGGCGTATACGGCAACGCAGTTTCAGTTGATTCTGCCGGCAATAGTTACACGGTATCTGCATATGGAGATGATTACACTGCTGTTGTTGCCAAATACGATACTAATGGTAATCTAGTCTGGCAAGTAGAAATGGCCTATGGAACACATGATCCTACAGAAATACAATTGGGCGATGACGGCTACTTGTATATCACAGGATTGACCAATACTGGTCCGTATAATAAAGCTATTTGGGTTGCCAAAATGGACACCAATGGCAATCTACAATGGACCAACGCCCTTAGTAATTTCTTCAACTACGAGGCTTTCACGCAATGGTATTGGAATGGACACAAAGATATTGCTGTGCGTAATGGGATGTTTGCGATTACTGCGGCCACAGAAAATCCAGCAAACATAAACACTTCAACTAGTACTGTACCTTATCAAATGATAATAGTACAGTTTCCAACAGATGGAACTTATGCCTCCCCTAGTTTTTCTACTGCCAAAGAGTATCAAGGCTATGCTTATTTTAATACTCCTTGGTTAGAATCAACTTCAACTGCGGCATTAACTCTTAACACAGCTACCTTTGTTACTGGTAATCCAGGATTTGCCACTGATGCTAGTACAGCCACCCTAGTGGCCAGTACTCTAACTGGTAATGTAACTGGTATAATATCCAGCCCTATTTGGCAGTTTAACAACAGCGGTAATATTGTGTTCCCAGATGGCACACAACAATCAACTGCTTATCCAGGAGAAGGTAGTTCAAACATTGGTGAATATCAAGGACTTACTTCATCCACTGGATCTTACTATACACGGGTTGGAATAGCAATTAAAAATGCCAGCGGATATAACCGTGTTGTTGGATTGACAAATTCAGCACAGACTTGGTTGAGTCTTGCTGATGTAGCAAAACAATTAGGCATATATTCTGGATGGATCAGTGGTATGATTATTGACTATAACGCATTTAATGTTGGTCTTGGTAATAATGGAAATATGGTGGGACAAATCATCATGGCTGTGAATTATAATAATATGTCAGTGACTCATTTAGAAACAGCCATATCGACCAACAGCAGTGACAATTATGTATTTTCTAATCTAAGTTTGTGGGAACTCGGTGAAGGTTCATTACAGGCTATTAGAACTGATAATCTCTCTGGGCAACAACTAGATATCATATGGACAGCAAAAGTCTTTATCAACCCAAGCGAAAGTTTTTGCTAATTAAAACTGGAAATAAACAATGACAACATTTTACAAAAGAATAACTGGATCAAAAATACAAGGTAATGCTTCTTCGCTGACAGAACAAGCAGGTACACTAGTTATTAATGCGGATAATACAGTACACATACACGATGGTACTACTGTGGGTGGTAATCCTATAGGTGGAGGTGGTGCCGCAAATAAATTAACATCATCAACTTATGCTGTAGTATTAGATAGTAGCGGTGTGTTAAACTTATCTACAGCCAGTACAATTCTAGGACAAGGCACAGATCCCAATGTGTATATTGAGACAGTTAGTGGCGGCACAACAAGCGTTTGGACATTTAGCACCAGTGGTCAACTAACACTACCAGGTGCTACTCCTATCATTAATGGTAGCGGCACAGGCACCAATGTTACTATTATAGCGCAAAGCACAGCAACAACTAGCACCTGGGTATTTGGCGCAGATGGATCACTAGTTTTACCTGGACCAGCAGTAGGTACAACAAGTTATAGCAGAATTAAAACTGATGGGGCTTTCTTAAATCTTGATGTACAATACGGAAGCCTTGACAATGTTTATGGCGGTGCTCGTGTAGGAACTAATAGTACTGATCCGTTTGATATCATAACAGATTTCAACGGTGCTCATAACACTTGGAGATTTGGCGCAGATGGTAGTGTATCCTTGCCTAATCAATCTACACTATCTGATGGTAATGGCAATCTATCGATCACGTCTCCGAACACTGCGTCCATTACTGTATCAACTACGGTAGCATCTTGGGCTAACTTCTTATCCGATCAATCAAATAATCAACCATTCGTAGTTCAGGATTGCCAGTTTGACAGTCTGGGCAATGTTTATGCCACATTGATTGATGCTAATACCGGTACCAATACCAGTACTTTTACTACAGGTGTGGTCAAATATAACAATGTCGGTGAATCTATTTGGTTTCAACAAATATCAGGACCTTTGTCGCTTATTACCTACGGCTTGGCTGTGGATCAAAACAACGATGTTTATATTAATCTACTCGACGGCTCCACTGCCAATACTGTTACCAACATTGTAAAACTCAGCGGTTCTACTGGAGGATTGATTTGGGCCAAACAACTCAGCGATGTAAATGATTGTGGTTATAATGCCTTGATTGGCCCAGATAATAATCTAGTTGTTAGCGGTACTTGGAATAACTCAGGTAGTGTTAATAATTTTGCGGCAAAAATTAATTCAACCAATGGTGATGTGATTTGGCAAAAGGTCTTCCTTGATCCTTCTAACAACGATTATGATACCGGTATGGCCATTGATAACCTTGGCAACATTACCATAAGCGGTACAAGTTTTCCAAGCGGTTTTGGCAGTGCTATAACTCTTGATACAAATGGTAATCCTGTGTCCGGTGTTGTGTTTGCCAGTACAGGAACCCAATCAATAGAAATCACTGATGCTATTCACGACAGTCAAGGTAACTTGTATGTTACTGGCGCGGCCTATAATAATAGCAATGTTATGGCAGGTATGCTGGCTAAAATAGATCCTGCCGGCAATCAACTATGGGCATATCAAATAGGTCAAGGCGCCGGATGTATAGATTTAGGATTGAGTTTAACCGTAGATCCCAGTGACAATGTTTATGTAGTTGGCATTACTGGTACCAGTAGTTTTATTACCAGCCTTGGCAGTTTTAGTTCATCCGGAACAGAATTATGGCAGTATTGGTTTAATACTCCAGGAAACGGTGGTACCGTGCCTGGTACTTTCCTAACCGGAGAGTTTTTCAGTGGCGGTGGTGGCGAATTTGGTAGTAATATAAGTTACCATAATGGTATGTTGGCGCTGGGAGTTATTGCCAGTGGCGGATCATCAGATTATGCTTATGTATTAAAAGTGCCATCGGATGGTAGTCCGGTGAATTTTGGTGGAGATATGTTGCCAATCTACTCAACAGCCAGCAATTGGACAGCAACATCAATCACTTTACAAACTTCCCCTGTTCCTGGATATGTGCTTACTGCTACCATTACCACAGGCACATTGACCATAGTGTCAACCAGTACATTGTCTGATACTGTATGGCAAAGTCCACCCTATACTTATGATTACACATCTACTAACATTATATCACAACAAAGTTCTTGGTCCTTTGACACTACGGGAGCATTGAATTTACCAATATCAAATACTGGTGTTGGCGACGGATGGGGTGTAATACAAACGCTGAACGCTTATCCTGAATTGCTGGCCTACGGTGTTGATCATGGTGGCCCAGAATTAGACTGGATGAATACCAGTACTTTAGCAGATTTTGGCAGTAGTACCGTGATGCGTAATGTTATGTACATTAACGGTGGCGGCCTGTATGTTGAGATGAACGCTAACAATGTATCAGGGCATCCTCAACCTCATTGGAGTTTCAATCCAGATGGTACTACACAGTTCCCTCACTTTACTATCTCAACAGCCACAGGCACAACTGGCACAGTTCTAACATTAGATGGTAGTGGAGTAGCAAGTTGGCAAACTCCTATCGGTGGTACTAATAGCAACTTGTTGTCATCGTTTGGCACTGATCAGGGAGTTGGATCAACCTATTCAACTGGCAATCCTGTATTGTTTACTAACGATGATATGCTTATTCGTACAGGTGGCACAGCGGCCGCCGGCAGTGGTGGATCTGGACAAATGTATATTATGTCCGCCGAAGATATAACAATTGGCACAGCAACCGATCCAGCATCCTTAACTGATGCAACCAGTGGTGTTACTTGTGACGCAAAGGTATATATTCTTCCTGCTCATTCTAATGGTGGAGTGAGCTCCACCGTTTCAATTACAGCAGGTAGCAATACATTGTCAGTTGATTCCGTAGGCGGATTAACCTACAATAGCAGTCCTATTGCCGGCGGATCTGCTACCACAAGTACATTGTATGATGCAACCAACACTTATAATGTCTACTTAGATACCAGTGGTAATTTGAATTTAAGTTTAACTGGTATTATACAAGGTAGTAATGCCGACACCGATGTATACATACAAGGTGGCAGTAACACTTGGCAGTTTAATGCCGGTGGGAATATAGTTTTCCCAGATATGTCAGCACAAGGTACTGCTTGGTTGGGTGCTGGTAGTTATGATATCAGCAACTTTAATAATAATGGAACTTTTACATTACCGTATAGTCAACTAAGTGGTGCTCCGACTAATGTAAGTGCATTTAGCAATGATGCTGGATACTTAACCAGTGCATTCAGTGGCAACTATAGTGACCTAAGTGGTGCTCCGACTAATGTAAGTGCATTTAGCAATGATGCTGGATATCTAACCAGTGCATTCAGTGGCAACTATAGTGACCTAAGTGGTGCACCAACTAATGTAAGTGCATTTACCAATGATGCTGGATACTTAACCAGTGCATTCAGTGGAAACTATAGTGATCTAAGTGGACTACCAACATTGTTTAGTGGAAACTATAGTGACCTAAGTGGTGCTCCTACAAGTCTAAATGCTTTTAGTAATGATCCTGGATTTATTACAACTTGGTCTTTAGTTCAAGATAGTAATCCTACAATGTCCGGCACACTTAACCTAAACGGAAATAAGTTACAATCTGCTGTTACTGGACAATATGCGGCGTCAACCAATCATCCAGTAACTCTTGAAGCACAATACTCATACAATGCTACTTCTTGGGAAATGACAGGTACCGGTCACGGTTATAGTAATGGTACTAATATTGCTACTACTGGTGGATCTGGTACAGGAATGACCGTTAATATCTATGTTTCGGGACCTGGCCAAGTTAACTCTATTCAAGTCAATCAACCAGGAACTGGTTATCAGAACGGTGATGTGATTGGTATAACCGGCGGTGACGGTACAGCAGTATTTGTCATACACAACTATAATTCGTTGAACAATGGTGCCACAGCCGATTGGACATTTGGTATTGATAATTTGTTGAATGGTGTTTTGACACTACCAGGTGGTTCAACCATTACTGCGCAGGATAATGGATTACAAACAGTTATTGCCAATGGTGTATCAAATATTAATGTAGATGGCGATGGTGGTAGAATAGTTTTAACTCCTAATACTAGTAGTAATCTTTCCTATATTTTTGCAAGTGAATTAACAATACCTGGTAGTATCATACCAAATGTTGATGCACAGTACGATCTAGGATCTACTAGCACACGATTCCGTAGTGCTTATGTAGGCACCGGAAGTTTGTTCATCCAAGATATCACACTAAGGACCAATGCTGAACTTACTGTCGACAATGGACTATTGAGCATCAACGGTATTTCAAGTTTCAAAGCAGGTAGCCTGTTGATTGCCAACAACACCTTGACTACTTTTGATACCACACTTGATATCAATCTAGGAGACCCAGGCGGTGGCGACACTGGTGGTATTAATGTTTATCGTAATATACATTCAGTATTCAACAACCTGTATGAAACTGGCGGACAAATCACCGCAGACACCAGTGTACAAGTAGGTCGTTTATTAATCAGCAATCAACCAGGTGATGCTAATGCTCCAGGTATTACAACTACAGATACTTCAGTAGACTTCAGTCTTGGTGTGTTGAATGATACCGGCAACCTGGTAATCAATCGCAATGTGATACGCAATGGCAACCACGGTGCTACCGATACAGTAACCAACTATTCTCCCGATGTTCCTGTGGGCGTCAACACGCCGTATCAGATTTATGGCGGAACGGATAACAGCATCTTGGCTGTAGAACTGACAGTGATCCTACAATACGGCACTACCAGTGATACTGATACCGAACTGACCAAACTGTTGGCAACCATGAATGCCGGTGGCACAGCCAATCTGGTAGTGTTGGGACAAAGCCTTACAACCACAGCATTTGCTCCGGCTACCTACACAGCCGGGGTAGCAGGAGGTGTTTTAACTGTATCAGTCCAGACTGCGGCTGGCAGTTCTACTGCCTTCTATCGTTATCATGCCACAGAGTTTGGCGGTTACTTTGGAGCATAATATATGTCACTATCAGCAGGCGTTATAATAAAACACGGAGTTCGTGTTAAGTCAGCCACTCTCAATGGTGGCGGCAGACTGGCTCAGGGCAATCTAGCATTATACCTAGATGCCAATAATCCTGCAAGTTATCCAGGCACAGGAAATACTTGGTATGATTTAAGCGGTCAAGGTAATGATGTCACTATGCAGGTAGCCAATGCCGGTGATATTACATATACACAATCCAACGGTGGATATTTTACTTTGGCCAATGACGGGTATTTTAACAATCTATCTACTTCAAATCTCCCAACAGGACCAAATCCTTATACTCTAAGTGCTTGGGTACGCTGGCCATCGGGCAGTTGGCCCGGCACTGGTGGGATTATGAGTATTGGTAGTGCATTTGGATCCCAAAATGATGTAAACGCATTTAGAACAAATGGTACTAATGGTTTTCTTAACTATTGGTGGGCCAATGATCTTCCTGCCACTTCAAATGTTAATGCCGCGGCTTGGCTTAATGCAGTGGCAACTTGGGATGGATACAATCGTTATATATATGTTAATGGTATATTGTATGCTGGTGGAGAAGCGGCAGGACTAAACACCAGCGACGGTACACTACAAGTTGGTATTACATATACTGGTGGTGGTGAAGGACTAAATGGCAATATAGGGCAAGCATTGATTTATACTCGTGCGCTAACTGCCAGAGAAATTTATACTAACTATGTATATACAAAAGGAAGGTACGGAGTATAAATGTCAATAACAATACGATCAGCACAGACTATAGGCAACGGAGTTACTCTACAGGGTAATACTCCCATACCTCCATACATTGCCGACGGACTATTACTATATCTTGACAGTCGTATAGCCGCCAGTTGGCCAGGGTCAGGATCAACTTGGTATGACCTAAGCGGTCACGGAAATAACGCTACTTTCTATGCTAACCCTAGTGCTTTAGACAATAATGGAACTATTATTAATGGCAATGTCTTAGATAGTTCAACAATGTCCACTGACGGCCAAGGTGATATCAGATTCAATGCGGCCACTTGGCAATATGCCGCATTACCTAATATAGGCACCAACATAATACAATGGACCGTTAACACTTGGTTCAATGCTGTAACTTGGCCCCCCAGTGGTCTATTGCCTCAAATATTTGGTGGAGAGTATTTGGGTGGAGCACCAGGTATCAATACTGTTAACATGACCCTAACACCCTACAATGGTAGCGGAAGTGACAACTATATTCGAGCTGGATATTATGATGGCAATGGACCCGCTTGGCAGTTGACCAACGGATATGCTATCACTGCTGGTACTTGGTATAACATAGTAGGTACTTATGATGGCACCTATTTAAGATTATATATCAATGGTACCCTACAGGAAACTTCTGGCAATGTTGCTTCAACAACACTGGGCAGTTCATTAGGCTATCGTGTAGCTCGTCGTTGGGACGGACATGATACTGTTGATGCTTATATTCCCGTGGTCATGTGCTACAATCGTGCGTTAACTGATCAGGAAGTTGCTCATAACTTTAACAGTTACAGATCAAGGTATGGAGTATAACATATGGGACTAACGCTTAATTCAGGATTCTCAATAGGACCAGGTGTTACGCTTAATAGTGGTATCTCAGTACCGCTACCAACCGGACTTACCAGCAGTGATCCTAGTACAAGTGCTTATGCTATCAAACAAGCATATCCCTCTAGCCCAGATGGTTTATATTGGATACAAAACGATAATTTCAACGGTAAAGACCCAGTTCAAATCTATGCTGATATGACCACAGACGGTGGTGGTTGGACCCTGATTATGCAGAATATGAATCCAGACTGGAGTTACGACACTGCTTTACTACGAAACTCTACATCGCCGCCCAGTACACTAGGCAGTATCAACTATAGTATTATTGGTTGGGCAGATTATATCAAGCGTAGTGCCAGCGGCTTTGACTATATGTTAGAAGCAGTTTCTCGTAACAGTAATGGTGGTATCTTTACAGCCAACGAAGCCTATAGTTTCACAGGAGAAGTTGATCTAACTGCTTATGCCGCACAGGGATCCGGCCCGTACTTTGGTGGCACACAATATAACACTGACGAGTTCAATGCTGTGATTTCTACTGGTAACGGCTTCCGTCAAAACATCACACTAAAAACCAAGTTTGGCACTTGGAACTACAACAACAACGGATTAGAAAAGCGGATGCCTTGGTACACTGGTAACAGTCCGGGTTTAGCAGGTGAAGCTATTTTTACTACAACACACGATGATCCTGGATCGTGGTGGGGATCTTTAATGGACTATGACGCTAGTTTTAGTCCAGCACCGTGGCAAAATGACGCCGGAGTAGGTAGCCCAGGCATTATTTGGTACTGGGTGCGCTAATGCGGATACGCCCTGCTAACACTAGGGGTTTTCTAGATGTGGGTTGGATACAGAGCCGTAGAACATTTAGCAACAACAGTTATTGGGACCCAAAATACATGAACTGGGGTGACCTAAAAGTTATCAACGATGATCTACAACAACCCGGCAACATGGTTCCAAACCATGAACACCGCAACTTTGACATTCTAGGTTATCTTGTAGAAGGCGAGCTAGAGCATAAGGACAGCCTAGGCAATGTACAAAGAGCCCGTCCTGGACAAATCCAACATATGTGGTGTGGAAAGTCAATATGGCATACAGAAGCATCAGTGGGCTCAGTGCCAGCAAGGTATCTACAACTATGGATTACACCTAAAGATAGCTTAAAAGACAGCAATCCTTACTATGAAATCATTGAAAAAGACCCCGATACCTATGGAATTATACCAGTAACACTACAGCAGGATATGACTATTCACGCAGGATGGATAACAGGACTTCAAACACTAAATACAAACAATGCGTATTTGTATGTTGTGGAAGGCACAATAACAGGTAATGGCTTTATGTTAAACGAGGGAGATGGAGCAGAGTTAGATGCTGACTTAACAGCAGATTTTAATGCTCATATTTTATTGTTTCAGGAATAACTACAATGTCAGTAAATGTCAAAAAAGGTGCTTTTTATCCAGGCACAACACAAAATCAAACTACAAACACTAGTAGTCAATATACTAGCGCTTTTGGTTCAACTACCAGCATTGTTCGTGTAGCGGTGCAAAATGATACTTATGTTCAACCTATCGCAAGTACCGCTACCACTGCTACCGTTAATAGTATGATTATTCCCGGCGGAGGTGTTGAATTTTTAACCGTGCCCTACGGTAGTCGGATTGCACACCTACAGGTAAGTTCTAGTGGTTGGATCAGTATTACCGAACTTGGTAGTTTGATTAATCCTACCGTATCTACTCCTGCTCCATTATAATATACTATGTGGTCAAGACCAGGTATAGTTCGTCCCACTGGCAGTCATCATACTGTTGCCAAAGCTATCAATATCCTAAATACTGTTGATCGCTATGGATTCTTTGAGAACCAGCTTGACGGCGGCACCTATATGACGTTTGATCAAAGTATATCTGGACAACATGTACAGAGTATCTGTACCAATTTTAACGGAACTTGGACTCATGGCAGCTATATCAAACTTAACGGTACTATTATAGCCAGCGATTGGCAAACTGCACCTGACGGTACTGATAATAGTGTAGGTGGCGGTGTTGGATTCCATATGACTCGAGGTCATACCATGGTAATAGCTAACGGTTCGGGTGTAATACAAAGTATCAACTGTTATGATACATACGGTAATTCTTCTCTATGCACAACAATGGCCACTGCTCTGCACGCTATGCCAGCAGGATGGATTGTAGCAATTGGAACATATGATGCTACAAGTTGTAATCAAGATTTACGCAATGCTTTTACTAACTATTTCGGAGACAATGCCTATACAAATACCTGGTACGGTGTACGCATTAGCCAAATGTTCCTTGGTAAAAGAAACAGCGTCACCTAATAAATATACAAACAGGAAACAAATATGAGAGCAAGCGAAATATTAGCAGGTCTAGCAGAGTTATTGGGTGGGATTGATTCTAGTTCAACAACACAACCATCTGTAGTTGTTATTAATAATACCCCACCAACAACACCTGCTCCACAACAACAGCCTGTAGCACAAACTTCTGCTCCTGTGCCTGCTGGTACACTAACACCAGTTACACCTAGTAACACAGATGATAGTGAAAAAACCACAATGGTTCCTCCACTTCAACAAAAGATTGAATTGTTGAAACGATCTGTCAATGTTGATAACGAGTTTAATCAAGGATTTGATCAAATCGATCAAGAACAAGATGCTAAAGAACAGCAACAACCCGACGAACTTGCTCGTATGAAAAAAATGGCAGGCATAAACCCACTTATTAAACAAGAATTAGTTGGTGACGAACCAGTAGATGATTAAGGAGTAAACTGTGCCTATATCACATAAGGTTTACTCAAGCAGAGCACTAAACATTGACAGCGACACCTATGTAGGTGAAGAAGGTCGATTATTCTACGCACAGACCACTGCCACAGGTATCGCGCCTATATTAAAATACAGCGACGGTGTTACTCCAGGTGGATTACCATTAAGCGGTAGCTCATTAACATTTTCAGGATCATCTGCACCTAGTAATCCTCATGATGGTTTATTATGGTGGGATAGTAACAGTGGTCGTTTGTACATCTACTATCAAGGCGCATGGGTTGACGGAACCCCTCAACCATCTACAATGAGTTATACTCCAGCAGTCCCTGCTAACTGGCATTCAACAGTTACTACTATTAGTCAAGCCTTAAATGAAATAGCCGCAAGGTTAACCAACGCCGGATTTTAATATAAATAAAGTATCAAACCACAATGACTGAAGTGGAAAAAGCCACTGGTATGAAGTTTAATCTTGGACAGTAATGTTGAATGAATATCCAGTCTATCCCGAAGACGATGGCTACGATAGGCCTCGCAATCCTTACAGCCCTGTATGATGGGCTTGTAAGATTTGGATTAGGTATGGCAGGATTGCCATATCCTGAAGAACACCTACCTTAGGTTCCGTTGGAAGCCACGGCAAAGGCGTCCGCGAAATTTCACTGCACCGCGTAGTGTGCCCCGTATAAAGTCAGCGGGACTAATAAATACACAATGCGTATTCCAGAACTATTAGAAGACATTGAAGGCTTAGAACATCATAAAACAAACTTTATGGAAATGTTCCGTAAGTTCTTGCCTGTTGCCATGCACTATATCGGCCTAAAGTCTTTGCCTACTATGAAGTTTGAAGCGCATATACACGATGATGTTCAACCTACTTTTGGTAAGTACGAAAATAGTGAAAAAACTCTGTATGTTGCCTTACTAAATCGTCATCCTAATGATATACTGCGTACTGTTGCTCACGAACTTGTACACTATAAACAAGACACAGAACACGAACTAGAAGCAGATAGCGGGCGTACTGGTAGCCCGCATGAGAATGAGGCACATGCTATCGCTGGTGTGGTCCTTCGCCACTTTAATAAACTCTATCCCGAGTACCTATCGGCTAAACCGATAATTATATAAATAAAAATGCCGTCCGCGATGCGCTAACATCCGACAGCTCTAATTGTAATAACTTAAAGGAAACAATCAGCATGACTATTTACAAACTCTATGTCAAAACCCATAATAAAACTGGGTTAAAATATCTCGGCAAAACTACAGCAAAAGATCCTCATAAGTATACAGGATCTGGTTTGTACTGGAAACGCCATCTCGAAACACATGGTAAAGATTATACTACAGAAATACTTCGAGAATGTCAAAATTCATTCGATGCTAAATCCTGGGGAATGTATTATAGCAACCTCTGGAACATAGTTGAAAGTAGTGAGTGGGCTAATCTTAAACCTGAGGCAGGAGACGGAAATGATCCCGAAACTGCTCGTAAAATAAATCAGAAGCGAATAAGCGAAGGCACCCATAACTGGCAAAATAGTGAAACAGCAAGTCAACGAGCAAATATTAGATTAGCAAATAATAACCATCATTTCTTAAACAAAGAATGGGCTCGCGAAAAAGAACTTAACAAGGTAAAGAATGGAACTCATCCGTTCCTCGGGGGAGAAGTTCAACATAAATCTAATATAGAAAGATTGTCTAAAGGAACACATAACTTTCAAGGATCAAACAACCCAAACAATATAAAAATAACTTGTCCTCATTGCGGTAAGATAGGAGGTAAACCTAATATGATTAACCATCACTTTGATAAGTGTAAACTTAAACCATAAAAAAAGCCCCAGTTAAGGGGCTTTCTTTTTCTACGAACATATTATAAGGGCTATGCCCTGACATCTTTATATCGCTTATTATTTAATATTATTTTTTTGTATTTCCGGCATTTACAAATTCATACATTTTTTCAGCAGTTTCGAGAACTTTGTCTAGTCCTGGGAACTCAGGCATGCCTACTGTGGTAACGATCTGACCAGTCTTCTCATCACGCTTGGCGCTCATTTCCCATCCAGCAAACTTGGTACTGTATTCGCTTTGAACCATATCTTTGGCCATTGCTAGGATGTCTGTACGAATTTCATAACCGTTTTTGTTGAATTTAACTTCTGGTAGTTTAGGTGTTTCAAATTGTGACATGATATTTTTCCTTTATGTGTGTTATGTCTGTGTAAGCAGTAACTTTACTGCCTATGTATTTATTATACAGTCTTATACTGTGTAATAAAGCTGTAATGGTTAAAATAGTAGACTAGTTTTTACCAGACTACGTTTACTCCAGTAATCTAATACACCTAGTTGCGTATCTAATGATTCGTCTATGTATGTTGTGACATTAGCTGTCGGCAGTTTAATGTCGGCCAGTGCTTCACCGGCTTCTGTAGTTACAGCAATACCATGTTTACGGCATAGGTGGCGTATGGCAGAATTATATGTTAGACAAACCATGGTACCTGATAATCTATTATGAATTCGGCACCATTGAATACAACGTCCCATTAGCTTGCTGCCCATGCCCTGCTTTTGATATTCTTTGTGAACGCTAAAGGCCAGTTCCATGTTATTGTCTTCTAAGGCAATATGACCAACCGCAATAAAATTTAGATCACTATCTTCTATAGCAAATAGAATATGTTGATGTGGTTCCGCTTCTACACGGTCGCAGAATTGATCGATTACAAGATCAGAGACTGGATTAGCAAACCGAAGTGTCCTAGATTCTGCATCCAAGGCTTTAAGGTGGTTGCGATATTTAGAGTACTCATTCGGTAGTACCCTTCTAATAGTTTGGCCCGGCATAGTTCAGCCTTACTTAACATTGGCAAACAGTTCTATGGCCAGAGCCATTTGTGTAGCGTAAATTGCTAGGGCAGTTACCAGGAACCAGCTAGATTTCTTAAAAATTTTGCTGATCATAGATAACTCCTACTACGAGTCATACGATCGTACTGGCGAATGTAGTGATCTACTTCAGCAGCATTGGTTGGGTTTTGAGCTTCAATAAAACGCTCTAAACTGGTTTGTTTCGAGCTAAACATTTCTCCTAGTTTTGCTAGAACTAATGTAATATATGTTAACATTTTGTGTTTTCCTTTCTGTGTGAGTTTTGTCTATCAGTGTTTCTACTGATATATTTATTTATACAAGTATGTGGCACCGCAACATGAATGTCAAGTCTTTATTTTGCTCAAACAGTATGTTATACTAAATATTACAGTAACAAAGGAAACTGCCTTGAAACGTGCTACCCGTAGTTTATTAGAAGAACTTAATAGTATATCCGAACGTAAGAATGGCGAAGCTATCGTAGAAGCCCGCGCCACGCACGTTATTAATAGTGCTATCAATCTATTGAACTTAATCAAAGAAAATTTCAATCCCGAAGAAGCCTATGAATTAGAGCGTAGACTTATTAATAGCATCAAAGGCGGCGATGCCAGCAAGTTTACTCGCAGTATTCGTCGACTACGAGACAGTAAAGAAACCGCTCGAGGTCTTAAGATCATCGAAGGTGATCTAAAAGACGACGAATAATACCCATTATAAGCATTTTTTTCCAAAAGGCATAAATATCTTTACATAAAAAACATTCCGGAGCGGAATGGACATAAATGATTAAAGGAGATATATTATGTCAGCAGGTATTTCAAGAGTTCACGGTTATGTCGTTGCACCAAGTCAACGTCCATCAACACTAAGTTTCTTCAACCTACAAGTTAGCGGAAACTTAACAACAAGCGACGCTACAACAGCCAACGGTGCGTTAGATCAAATCTTCCGTACAGCTTTGGACAGCTTTGCTACTGTTGGTTTAATCGGTACACCAACATATAACGGTACTACAGCAACCTATGTTAACTTTGCCATTGAAGACACAGGCGTTCTAAGTAGCGTAGCTGGTCAAACAGCTCCAAGCGGTCTAGGCCTAGGTTCTGTTGAAGGCACTACTGCTAGTACTGTAACAGCAGCTTTAACCGCTGCTGTTCAAGCACTAGGTACAGTTAACGGCTTCAACTTGTCTACAGCAACAGTATTCGCTGGTGTTGTTGCTACAACTAGCCCAACACTATAATCTAAACATTAGATTAAAAATAAAGGGAGTTTTTAACTCCCTTTTTTACGACTATAAATATATTATATAGGTAGTTTATGGACAGAATAGAAATACATACATTAGTTGATATTACCAACACGCAGGTCAATCGACCTAATCAAGGAAGTCAGCTGGAGTATGACCAAAATAGAAATTTTATTACACTAAGACAATGTGTGGAGTTGCGTAGTATTGTGTCCTACGATAATAAACCACAGTATGAAGAATGTGAAATAGATGGACTGGGATTTGGTAGCAGCTATAAAGGAAAACACCGTGTATGGTCTTTTGTGTTTAGTCCTGATCGTTCTTTTGTATATTTAGACAACGGTGATCCTATAGGTGGGCTAATAGAAGACATAGACGGTGTTCCGATCATTGTAAATTTAACAGAAACTATAAATATAGCGAAGGCAATTTTCGATTGTAAGAACGTTGCTACTAAAAACACAATCATCAAGGCTCATTTAGGCACAACTTAAGGCAATCCGTACTACACCAACTGAAGGAGTGAATAAAATGGCCAATGGTCAAATAATTGATATAGAAAAAACAAATTTAGAAGCGCATGTAGACTTATGTGCTCAACGTTATGACAATCTTGACAAGCGATTAACTTCTATTGAAGGAAAGTTTGGCGATCTTAAAAAACTAATCGAAGACGGCCACAACAGCATGGCCAAAGTTATCATTGGTACCGCCGGCACTATCATTACTGGTATTATCGGTGTTCTTGTCATGATATTACAAAAGCATTAATATGAAAATCAGAGAATTAGTTGAACAAACATTACCTCAGGCTACCAATACCACTCCTGGTAATGTTGTAGGACCTGTACCAGCCGGCGGCAAACCCAGTGGTGATAGCCCTATTCCTAATACAGAACCAAAACCCAATACTTCTAATACTCCAAAGACAACTCAACCTACTGGTTTTGCCCCAAGTACTAAAGCACCCAGTGCTCCTACCACAGTTCCTCCACAACCTCAGCAACAAGTGGGACAGGCTACAAGTCAACCTATTCAACCACAGTCTACTCAACCAGAAGCCGAAGATGCTGAAACCCAACAACCTGGTCAACAGCCAGCAACAGTTCAAGATTTACAAACACAAATGGGTAACTTAATGGCCAAGTTACGCCAAATACAAGGCCAGGAACCTCCTCCAGAAACATTAAATCCACAACCGGGAGTATCGGGATGAAAATCCATCAACTCCTATCAGGCATAAGTTTACCTGTAACCAATGAAGAACAACACTTCATTGAACATCATGACAACGGCATTAAAATCAGTAGTCTTGATGAGCACGATCACTGGCTTGCTCAAAGTCTTGTTCGTAAGGGTGTATATACTATAAGTAAAGATAACAATACTTTAGTTAAAAACATCAATGAAAACAATACCTGAAGAACTTTACAAACGAATACAAAAAATCAGCGAAGAAGTCAAACAAGATCTTCGTCGCAAAGGTCTTGTAGTTCCTGTCAAACAGGATGACGGTTCTATAACAGTGGGAACATATACTATTGTAAAAGATCCTAATGGGTATACAATATTAGACTTCTGTGACGAAGAAGTAGTAACAGGCATTAACTTGCCACAAACTGCCATTATTGTTGCTAATAAACTAGCCCTTGGATATTACAAAGATACTAAGTTATTAGAAGAAGATAAACGTTACGGATTTGCTGAGTTTGAAGAGAAACTATACAAACGTGCCATGTTGAATAAAAGTATCGAGAAATTTGATATTTTTTTATCCAAGCACAGCATAGCACACTACAAAAAACAAGAGCATAAAAAGACCATCATTAATAGTTTCGAGAAACTTATCAAACTGGTATAAATAACATTAACCAATTTTCTGGAACTCAATATGAAAACTACCGATTTTAACAAACCTGTCACAAGCACTTTATTAGAAACTAATCTAGAAAAGCAGTTTGGTTCCAAGGTTAATTTAAACAAGTACAATCGCGAACAGTTGGAAGACTTTCGTAATAAGTTGCGTACCCGTATTTTTCAACAAGAAGGATCAGCAAAGATCAATGATTTGTTGACCAATGAGACTTACCAAAAAGACAAAGCAATGTTAGAATTGCTAAACACAAGGATTAAAGAAATGCTAGGCGAACAAATGAAACAACTACGCGACAAGATCGACCAACTTAACGAAAACAAAAAAGATGTTAAGACCACAAAGAAGCCAAAGGGTGCTAAACCAGACTTCCTAGATCTAGACAAAGATGGCAACAAAACAGAGCCAATGAAAAGTGCTGCTAAGAGTGCTAAAGTAAAAGAAACTATCAAGAAAGATAAAAAAGAATTAGAAGGTAATGCCTTTGGCAAAGCAGTTCGTGATGCTAAAAAAGATGGTGTTCAACCTGGCGAAAAAATCAAAGTCGGTGGTAAAGAATATGATGTCAAAGAAAACTTTGACGGTGATCGTAATGCTGATCAAGATACTCCTAGCCGCTTCAACAAGAAGAAAACATCTACTGGTACAGTACACACTAAAAAGTCAAAAGAGTTTGATAAAGACTCCAGCGATAGCGGTAAAAAAGATACTAGCCACCTACAAGGTATGTTAGGCGGTGCTCCTAAAGCTGCGGTCAAAGGCCGTGTACACAAGATGAAGGAAGGCATGAAGCATCCTAAGGACTGTGATTGCAAAGAGTGCATGGGTACATTTGAAGGTAAAGACGAAGGCAAACCAGGTAAGAACTTTGCCAAGATTGCTAAGTCAGCAGGCAAGCGTTATGGCAGCAAGGCAGCAGGTGAACGTGTAGCCGGTGCTGTTCGTGCTAAACTAGCCAAGCAAGGTAAGTTAGAAGAAAGCCAATATAAACACAATGTTCGTTTTGTAAATGAAAGTCTTGCTTTCTTGTTAATGGAAGACGAAGAAGCCAAAGCCAAGACAATCACAGCCGCTGGCGACATTGTTAACGATTATACAAGTTGGATGCAACGTGTTGGTCAATACCAAACCAAGGCTATCATTGAACTAGCTGATAGTATTCGTGCCGACTTTGGTCAAGCAGAAGCCGAAGCATTTAAACAAACAGTTGCTCCAGCTCTAAGTGCTACACTAGAAACATTGACACAACAACGTGAAGCTATCAGCAATGCTGTTGCTGCTCTAGCTGGCGGCGCTGCTCCTGCAGAACCAATGGGTACTGATCCAATGGATACAGGAATGGAACCAGGTGTTGATATGAGCGCCCCAGATGATATGAATCCAGAACCAGCAGGTGACGAGTTTGGTGCAAGTGATGCAGCCGTTGGCGGTGATGTAACTGCCGGACGTGAAATGCGCGAAAGCCGTGAAGTTCGTCGTGCTCGAAAACTACAAGAAGCACATAGCATTATTGCTCGACTAGCAAAATGAGATTGTTTGAAGTAGATCAAGGATCTGCTAGAGAAGTTCTAGCAGTTCTTCAAGGCCTTGCTAATATGGATGGACAAACTAGTGAAATCCCATTCAAGGCTGTTCTAAATATCATTCGTCCATTTGCTTTGGGTATTGCTACTCCCGATGGTCTAATTGCTTTAAAAAATAATATTGATCCGCAAGGTGATGTTATTCAGGATATCAAAGATGACGGTACTGTTATCTTAAAAACAACTACTCAGGATCCCAATGCTGAGCCCCAAGATACTGCTGCCCCAAAAGCAGGTAACGGTGGCCCTAGTATAGACAGTATGGCTGCTCATAACGCCAAAACGGCATTTAAATAATTGTATTAATAGGTCATATGTGTTATAATTAACAATATGACTTTAACTTTTACTCCCCCTCCATTCGTAGAACGATTCCAATATAAAAACTGTAAGCAGGTTAATGATCCTGTTACAAAAAAACGTGTCTACCAAACTCCAGACGGAGAATCTTTACCCAGTGTAACAACCATTCTTAGTGCCATGAAAGACATGACACATTTGAATGAATGGAAAAAACGGGTGGGCGAAGCCAACGCCGCACAGATTACCAAAGAAGCCAGTGGTGTTGGTACTGCTATGCATGCCAACTTGGAACGTTTTATTGTAGGTGAACAACGCCAACCCGGAAATAACCCTGTACATGTACAAGCCAATAAAATGGCTGATGTTATTATTGAAAATGGTCTAAGCAAAATGGACGAAATTTGGGCCATGGAACAAAGCCTATACTTCCCGGGACTATATAGCGGAACTACTGACCTAGTGGGCGTATATCAAGGCAAGCCCGCAGTTTGCGATTATAAACAAACCAATAAGCCTAAGAAAGAAGAATGGGTTGAAGATTATTACCTACAACTCATGGCCTATATTCTAGCACACAACGAAGTATATGGAACAGATATCCGTGAAGGACATATCTTTATGTGCTCTAGGGATTTTCAATATCAACAGTTTACATTGAAACCTGAAGATTTTAATAAATGGCAAGATGCTTGGTTAAAGAAAGTCGAAGAGTACTACACCATAGGTCTACAGGGCTACCGACAGTTGCTCACACAGTAAGCATAAATATCCTTATACAGAGGATATTTAGATGCCGATTATTGAAATTGCCAAAATACAAGTTAGACGCGGCACCGAATTAGGTGCCAACAATGGTGTGCCGCAACTAGCACCAGGTGAGTTTGCTTGGGCTGTAGATACACAAAACTTATACATTGGTAAGAGACAATATGAAGATGGTGTCTTTACTGGGGCTAGTGATGATAGTAACACACGTATTCTGACAGAAAAGGATTTAAATTCTATTCTGACAATGGCATCTCAGAATTTAACAATCACTAATCTAAATACAAGTTCTTATAGATTTAAAGGTAATTTAGGCGCTGATAACTTAACCTACGGGATTGCGACCAATAACGGCAAGGCCCAAACACTGGCAACTACATCTAGTTATGGTGTTTATACTAAACTGGATAACTTTGTTAGTATAACAGATTTTGCTCCGGGCGGCATATGGCCTCCATTAAACAACGATATTACCATAGCACTACAAAATGCTATAGGTATAACCGGCGGTCCTTTACAAACTGGTGGTGGTGTTGTTTTTCAAACTACTGGAACCGATGGTCCTACCGCATTGGGACCTTATAGCATTAAAATACCACCAGGTCAATGGGCATTAAGTAGCCCTGTATTTCTTCCACCGTATACATCACTAGTAGGCGAAGGTTCTGCTATGACAGTGCTGACCGCTACTAATATGATTGGTTATAATGGCGCATTGTTCCAAACAGTAGACTCCACAGGAACTACATTCAGTCAAGGTATGAATTTAAGTCCAGCATCTGTGCCTAGATCTATTAAACTAAAAGGCATGACTATTCAACCGCCTAATCAAAATCCCTATGGCGGCACATTGTTAAGTTTAGATAATGCTCAAGATGTAACCATTGACGATGTTTATTTTGGTAATCCTTTAAGTACTACTTCTACATCTAGTATTACAGCTATTCAAATACGCAGTAGCCAACCAGTTATAACAGATGTCACAATCTCTGTGCTTAAAAATATCAAGATCAATAACTGTACATTCCAAGGGTTAACAACTGGTATCATAAGTACAGGTACCATTGATAAGTTTTCTATTACAGGAAATAAATTCAGTTGGTTGAATAACGGTGTTGTTACATCTGCACCGTCAGGCAATGCTTGGGGTATCAACGGAAATGTAGAAAACAATATGTTTGAGTATATTAGTGCCGAGGCCATGATTATTGGTACTTCCACTAATGCTGTACAGTCTTATGTTTCTAGTGCGTTTAACTCGTTTGTTAATGTAGGTAATAACTTCCAAAGTGACACAACTCAAACTAATAATATTATCACTGTTAATGACAAAGGATTCCAGTCACATCATGATTATTTTGATAGACTAGTTAATAGTTCGGGAATAAATCCATTGACTGCAACACCTTCTGGAAAATATCAATATCCTTTAATATCCGCTAACTCGATAATGCGTAGTGGAACTACATTTAAGAAAACGATTCCAGGAAATACTGGTATAGTCAGTGTTCTCAGAATACCAATGACTGCTAACTCACAAGTTGCAACAATGAACTATAATGCATATAACGCCAATATGTCTAGGCAAGGACAGTTGGTTATGAGTATATCCACAGCAGGTTCTACAACAATACCTGATGGATTTGCTTCGGTAACAGACAAATATCAGTTTGAAGAAAATACTGCTGGAACTTCTCCTTACTTAAAATTTACCACTAATCTATTCTATTCGCAACAAGGTATTATAGCTCAAGGAGGATTCTTCTATCCATGGGGAACCCTTAACTCTAGTGGATTGGTTGCCGGCAACACTTCTACCCAGTTTAATTGGCAAAATGGTACAAGTACATACATTATTCCGGGAACTACTAAAATAACCTTTGAATCACCAACTGCACCGTTTAACGGATCTTATACAGCTACCGTTAACACATTTACTGTAACTAATGGTATTGCTACTATTCAACTTGATACAACTGCAACAACATCTGTTGGAGGATTAACCACAGTTATATTTTCAAATGGTACCGCATCGTGGTCTTCAACAACTGTTAATTCTTATGTATTTTCTACTGCTCAAGACCCTAGTATTGAAATACTATCAACACAAACAGTTACCTATACCACATCAAGTTTGTTACAACCTTATATCTATAAAAATGGTGATTTAACTAAGAAATATTTGGTAACAACATCGTCTTATATTTCTACATTATCTTCATATGTGTTATACTTTACTACAACTGGTACAGTTTCTTTTGATATTCAAGATATAGTAGATGTACAAATAGCTAATAGTAACTTTTCAAACTATGTTGAATTAACAGCCATAAATGTAGACACAGTTCCTACATCAGTGGAAGTAGATCTAACCTTAATGAATTAATAAATGTTTAATCGGTCAACAGACGATAGAATATCGTCTTGGGCTCAGTTTCGCGCCCAGTTAGAAACTTGCGAACAACCATTACAATGTGTGATTGACTTTTGGCGTGATGCACCATACATACCATACAATCACAACATTGATCAATTCAATCGTAAATCATGGCCAACACCGTGGGACATTATTGTGGAGAATCATTACGATGACTTCACAAAGGCCCTAATGATGGCATATTCGCTCAAATATACAGAGAAGTTTAAAAATTCTGTAATAGAACTGCGTAGTCTCGTAGACAATGCTAGAAAAACATACTATAATATAGTTTGTGTAGACGGAGAATGGGCTATAAACTACAAAGATAATGAGCCCTTTGCCCTTAAAGATATACCCGAGTCGTTTTTGGTAGAAAATATTATCGAACTTTGAGTTGGTTGGTAAATATCTTCCTCGACACATTTAAGAAGGTTAGTTAAAACAATATATGATCACAGTGGTCAAACGTAATGGGGAGAAGGTTCCTTTGGACATCTCCAAAATACAGAGACAAGTAGCCCATGCATGTAACGGGATTGACGGAGTTAGTCCTAGCATGGTAGAAATTAAAGCACAAATAGAACTACACGATGGCATGACCACAAAGACAATAGATGAACTATTGTTAAAAGCCATGGTAGATTTGATTGATGAAACAGAAAATCCAGAAATCAATAATGTAAACTATCAATACGTAGCTGGACGTCAGCGTGTTAGTATGTTGCGTAAAGAAGTTTATGGTAGTTATACTCCTCCTAAACTCTACGACATTGTTAAACGTAATGTAGAACTGGGTATGTATACCTCTGAACTTTTAGATTGGTATACAGAAGATGAATGGAACATTATTGATTTGTTTATCGATCATGCCAAGGACGAAAGCTATACCTATGCTGCCATTGCCCAACTATGTGAAAAGTATCTAGTGCAAAATCGTGCCACTAATACTATCTATGAAACCCCGCAAGTTCGTTATGCTGTGGCATCTGCTACTGCTTTCCATGGTGAACCCCAAGACAAGAGATTAAAATATGTTAAAGAATACTATGAATGTGCCAGCGATGGCCACTTTACCCTTGCTACACCAGTATTGGCTGGGCTGGGCACTACCACTAAGCAGTTTTCAAGTTGCGTGCTTATCAGTAGCGATGACACCCTGGACAGTATATTTGCCGCAGGCGAAATGATGGCCAAATATGCTTCAAAACGAGCTGGAATCGGCCTGGAAATCGGCCGAATTCGCCCGTTAGGAGCACCAATTCGCAATGGAGAAATCAAGCATACGGGTTTGATACCATTCTTGAAGAAATGGTTCGCAGATCTACGTAGTTGCTCACAAGGCGGTATTCGAAACGCCAGTTGTACAGTTACATTTCCGTTGTGGCATTATCAGTTTGAAGATCTTATTGTATTGAAAAACAATCAAGGTACAGACGAAACTCGTGTTCGTCAAATGGACTATAGCGTAGTTGTTAATAAGATGTTTTGGAATCGTTACAAGAACAAACAAACCATTACCTTGTTTGATCCTGCCGAAGTTCCAGACTTGTACATGGCTTACTATCGTAGCACCGAAGAGTTTGAACAACTATACTTAAACTATGAAAAGCATCCGACAATTAAAAAGAAAGTCGTATCGGCAGATGAGATTTTCAAAAATCAGATCCTTAAAGAAAGGACTGATACGGGGCGCATATATCTTGTCAATGTCGACAACGTCATTGCCCAAGGCCCGTTTGATACGACAACAGATCCTATATATCAATCAAATCTATGCCAAGAAATACTTTTACCCACCCGTCCTTTCCAGAGAATTGAAGATCCAGAGGGACGAATTGCTCTTTGCACTCTTGGCAGCATCAACTGGGGTGCCTTCCGTAACCCTCAGGAAATGAGAAAAGCCTGTCGTGTACTAGTACGCAGTCTGAGCAACCTGCTGAACTATCAAGATTTCTTGAGCGTACAAAGTAAACTAGCAAATGAAGATTTTGAACCCCTGGGTGTTGGTATTACTAATTTGGCTTTTTGGCATGCCCGTCGTAGTTACAAATATGGCACAGCAGAAGCTCTAGCAGAAGTCAAACGCTGGATGGAACATCAAGCATACTACCTTACCGAGACTAGTGTAGAACTTGCCCAAGAAAGAGGGGCCTGTAAGCGTAGCGAATACACTTACTACGGTAAGGGAGTATTCCCTTGGGAACGTCGTAGCGCAGGTGTTGATGAACTAACAGACTTCACACCTAGTATGGATTGGGAACCGTTGCGTGAACGTATGAAAACATATGGTATTCGTAATGCTACCTTAATGGCAGTGGCTCCGGTGGAGTCCAGTAGCGTTGTATTAAACTCTACTAATGGTATTGAGATGCCCATGGAGTTGATCAGTGTTAAGGAATCCAAAGCAGGTTCATTCGTGCAAGTAGTTCCTGACTATCGTAGATTAAAGAACCGCTATCAACTGATGTGGGACCAAACCGATTGTGTTGACTATTTGAAAACCAGTGCTGTGTTAGCCGCTTATATTGACCAAAGTCTAAGCACAAATACATTCTATAATCCAGCACACTTTAAGGACGGTAAAGTTCCTGGCACACTGATTGCTAAGAATCTAATGCTGGCCAGTAAGTGGGGATTGAAGACCATGTACTATTCATTGATCAATAAAGTAGGTGCAAAGACTTCTTTAAATACTCAAAGTGATAGATTAGTGCCAGCTGAACCTGTTACAGTATATGCTGAACTGGAAGATGATTCTTGCGAAGCCTGCAAGTTGTAAACTATAAGTTTTCTGCAAACTATGATAAATAGTTTTGCAGAAAACTTATATGAATTACCAAAAGATATATGATAATATAGTAAGGAGAGGACAGCATAGAATATTAGAAGGATATAGTGAAAAGCATCATATTGTTCCGAGATGCCTTGGAGGAACAGATGACGTAACTAACTTAGTATCGCTAACACCAGAAGAACATTATTTGTGTCATCTTCTATTAGTTAAAATACATCCTAACAATATACGTCTAGTCAAAGCCGCTATGTTTATGGTATCAGCAAACAAAGATCAGCAACGCAACAACAAAGTATATGGGTGGTTGAAACGGCAGTATTCTGAATATATGCAGGGACCAAATAATCCTTCAAAATTAAACGGTCCATGGAATAAAGGCGTTACAGGATATAAAACTAATGTAATTTTTTCAGAAGATACTATAAAACAAATTTCTGAAAGAATGAAAAGTAACAACCCGTGTGCAGGTGTTAAGCCATGGAATCATCCCAGAGCAACAGATTACTCTAAATCTGTTTGGAAACAAGCAGGTACGATTTATCAAGTATGGACAGAAAATAGCAAGCCATCTTATTGTAAGTTATATACATTAGTGAACAATAAATGTTATACTAATGATTCAAAAGTTATCGGTCCTTATATGAATATGGTGAAGTATTTTAGGAACGGATGGATTCCTGTAGAAGATAACGAATGGATTAAATTATGAGAATAGCATATTACGGAAATAGTTTTGCCGAAAGCGGCCACGATATTTCTTGGACAAAAGTTTTGGCAAGAAAAATGAACGCTGACTATTCGCAATCTTTTGCCAAGGGTGGTAGTTCTTTATTATATTCTTATCAACAGTTTTTAAAGAATTACAAAAACTTTGACCTTAATGTTTTTGTAGTCACACATTGGGAAAACTATTCAAGAGAACTACCATTGATGCATAAGGATGGGACTACAAAAATGTTTCGTCCAAACAGCATACACAATGTAGAAGAAATGATTAGAATGAATAAAGACATACTAACCAATACTGCTATTGAAACTTTAGAATATCTAAGAGGTTGGTTTATTGTAGCAGACGATGAATATATGATTCTAACATGGGAGTTGATTTTAAAACATGTTGAATCACTAGATCCTAAAGTTGTTTTTATTTCATCGGGTGATTTAAAAGAAAAAGATTTTATGTATAGCGATGAAAAAAGACGTAAACAGTTTAAGCGACATTTATCTCAATATCATCATATACAAACAAAGAGTCTGGGAATGGTCGAGCCTTGGAGTTATGACGGTAAGACCAAACTAAGAGAAAGTCCAGATACTATGGCTAATCACTTAACTGAAGAAACGGCTAAAATAGTTGCTGATTCAATTTATTCTTTGATTACCACAGGGGAAATGTTACCGGCACCTTCTCGAATCGAACACCAATATACATATGAACACTACTATCTCTCTGAAGATAGAGGATACGTTTGGAGCAGTTAAAAATGAGTAAAGAACAATATAATTTATCAGTAGCACCTAACTACTTAAAACGACGAATGTTTTTAGATGGTGCTGTTACAGTACAGAGATTTGAGGAATTCCGTCATCCTAAGATTGCTAAGTTTGAAGAACTAGCACGGGGATTCTTTTGGGTTCCTGAAGAAATCAGTCTTACCAAAGACAAAATGGATCATAAGGATGCTAGTGATGCTGTTAAACATATCTTTACTAGCAATCTTCTAAGACAAACAGCCTTGGACAGTATTCAAGGTCGTGCACCGAATCAAGTTTTTGGCCCAGTGGTATCTATCCCTGAGCTAGAAGCATTGATCAGCAACTGGAGCTTTTTTGAAACAAATATTCATTCAAAGAGCTACAGTCACATTATTAGGAATGTTTATGGTGTACCCAAAGAAGAATTCAATAAAATCCATGATACACAAGAAATTGTGGGCATGGCTGCTAATATCGGTAGATACTACGAAGCGTTACACGAACTCAACTGCCGCAAAGAATTGGGTGAAGAAATTTCAACAATGGAACATAAACGTGCTATCTGGTTGGCTTTGCAGGCCAGTTACGCACTCGAAGCACTGAGATTCATGGTCTCTTTTGCTACTAGTTTAGCCATGGTGGAAAATAAAATCTACATTGGCAATGGTAACATTATTAGTTTGATTTTACAAGACGAATTATTACACGCAGAGTGGACTGCTTGGATTATTAATCAAACAGTCAAAGAAGATGCAGACTTTGCAGAACTGGAAAAAGAATGTGCCGAAGAAGTCTACGCCATGTACTTAGAAGTTATTGCAGAAGAAAAAGCATGGGCTGACTACTTGTTCAAAAAAGGTCCTGTGATCGGTCTTAATGCTACTATTCTAAAAGACTTTGTGGATTATACAGCATTTACACGACTGAAGGAAATAGGAATTAAATATTTAGAAGATCATCCTAAGAGTAATCCTGTTCCTTGGTTTAATAAACACGTTAACATCAATAAAAAGCAAACAGCATTGCAAGAAAATGAATCTACTAACTATGTTATCGGAGTAATGAGCGATAATGTTAGTTACGACGAGTTGCCCGATCTATAATAGGGATTGTAATGAATATCGGTGTTGTTACCAGCCCGTCTGTTAGAGATGATATATTAACGCCTTTCTTGTATCCCCTAACCAATGGGGAGATTGAGATGCTGGATGCGTTTGTCACGTCCAGTAAAATATACCATCCTAACAAGTTTAAAATTAAGGAAGGTGGACATTGTTATCACTTTAGTAAAAATTTAGACGACATAAACTATTGTGATATAAAACTCATGGTAATGCCTGTGTCATCTGATGCCTTTCATATTATTCAAAAATATGAAAATGATATAGATTATTTTATATTTTCCAGGCAAGATGACGAAGCAGAGCATCCTACTAATATGCAGTATATAAAAAGCCTGTTAGAAAGATCCAATACAATTTTCATTTATCCACATGGAATAAATCAATCTGAAAATCCTAGATGTATTGTAGATTATTCAATTAATCTTTATTTGCATTATCATGCGTTTGGGTTTTATTATTTGAACTATTATCCTAATAAAGAAAAACAACACCTTGTGGGAGTGTACAATAGATTTGATAACTATAAACCTTTTAGAAAAAAAACAATAGAGTATTTTCGTTCAAAAGTTGACCCCGAAGATATTCATATTTTTAAAACAGAAACTCCATATACTTCTAGCATAAGTGGCCAACTACTAGATAGATGGTCGTGGCAACAGATGCATATATCTTCCTACACTGATTATAACTCATCTGTTGCAAATATAGTGTTTGAAACTGGTGCTGTAGTTACTGAACGATTTTTATTCTCAGAAAAAACTGTTAAAAGTATAGCGTTTCAAAGTGCTGATATATTTTTCATATACATGGGAATAAGTAAAGGTATTGAATGGTTACACGAAAAAGGATTTTGGTTTTTAAATAGCGAGTTTTATGATACAGAAGATGACGATTTTGATTATGATAATTTAGGACGTCTTACTATGTTTAAATCAGAGTTTCCTTTAATGCGTAGTGTACAACGATCAATAAACTATTTAAAAACATTAAAAGAAGAACTAAAAACAAATAATGCAGTACATGCGTTTTTAGTAAAAAAATATAGAGATAAGTTAGATGCCAATGAACAAGCATTTAAAAAACTATTAACAAATTGCGAATACAAAGAAAAACTGTTAAACTTAATAACTAAAAAGGAGATAACATTATGACAAAGGCTATTGTTTGGAGTAAGTATAACTGTACCTTTTGCGATCAGGCAAAGGCATTATTAAAGCAACGTGGTATTCCCTACGAGGAAAAGAAAATCGGTGACGGCTATACTAAAGAAGAACTATTAGAAGCAGTACCAACAGCACGTACTGTTCCACAGATTTTTATTAATGACCAACTAGTTGGCGGCTTTACCGAACTCAAAAAATACATTGAGGAAACGGCTGGCGGATATGGCGACTAAAGAAGAACTTGATAAACTCAAAGAAGCCTTAGAAAAGGTAAATTCTTTTGAAGTTGAGTTTGATGATAAACCATCAATTGGCATTATTGCCCAAGAGATTGAAGAGTTTCCGGGACTTGAAAGTCAAGAACTCCCGGCATTGACTACTTTGGATTTGTCTAGTTTATCTAGTCTATGGAATATGCCTAGCGGCAACATTACTATAAGTACAGGTGCAACAGGAAGTTCTGGATCAATATTAACCAGTGCTGGTGCTAACGGAGCTTCTTGGTCAAATTATGGAAATTCTGGTCCATATACAATATCTTCAGCTGGCTTTAATCCCAAGAGTTCCCTGGAAGTCAGCGGTGATGCAAACTTCGAAGGCGATATCAAGTGGAGGGGTCGCAGTCTAGGAGATATGCTAGAGACCATTGAAAGTCGGTTGGCCATATTGGTTCCTGATCCAGAAAAACTTGAACACTTTGAGGCATTACAAAAGGCCTACGAACATTATAAAACTTTAGAAGCATTGTGCACAATGCCAACAAAGGATGACACAGAACACTAATTCTGCCAAAGGCAGATCTAGCTATGATGTAGAAGTAGGAGGATTAATTGTTCCGTTTTTTAATAGGAATGTTACTCCTTACGCTACAGAAGCGGGCGGTCCTAAATTTGATCTAGTTCCTGTTGAAAAGCAAAAAGATGTAATGCTGAATGTAGCACGTCTACATGCTCAACAGGAATATGATAGAATAATGGAAATGGTTGAAGTATTGCAGCGTCAAGCCAATCAAATCAAACGTAGACTGGAAATAACTGATGCTGTACACGCAGCAAAATATGACTTTCAAGTTTCGCATGGTCAAAACTATTGGCTGGTCTATGATACTAGGCATAAATTTACAAGACTATGTCTACAAGGGCCCGATGAATGGTCATCAGGTCCACCAGTAGATTATGAATATTTTGCAAGGGTTAAATACCTAGGCGATTATAGTTGGCAAGAAATAGATAAAGAAGGAAACTATGTTACTAATTAATAAAGGTTATAAATCGGGCGATGTTGTTAGTTTGAAACTGATCAACAGTGATGAAATCATTGCACGGTTTGAAGAAGAAACTGACACCACTATCAAAATCAATCGCCCATTGGCATTGACCATGAACGCACAAGGACTGGGAATGATGCCTTGGATGATTCTGGGTAGTGATGAGTTTATTACACTAAGCAAGACACATGTCATGGCAATCAGCGCTAGTAAACAAGATGCCGCAGATCAATATATTCAAGGTACAACAGGTATCGCATTAAAATAATATGTCCATTGAATCCAGTTTAACTCCGTCGACTTTGATATTAGATCCTATTCATGGGTTTAACATGCAGGCTATTGCTGATGGTCTATCCAAGGCTTACCCTGCGTCAACTACTTCGACCACAGTTACTGGTGTATATGTTCCTATTGTTTGTATGGGCGGCTGTGTAAAAACAGGCATTATTAATCCAGAAAACGATGCTAAAGAAACTGCTAGTCGGGTTTACAACTATGCCATGCAGGCAGCATATCAACCTGTATGGAATGTGTTATATGCTTTATATGAAGCACTTAAAAGATTTGGTCTAGGTGTGATAGATTTAAAATTGCCTGTGTTTGATTTACACATTAGTGATTTATTCAATCCAGATATTACCTGCGTTATAGAAAAAATCATTAATAAATTATTGGCAAAATTCAAAAACGCATATGATAAGTTTCTAGCAGAGATTAAAAGGATTTTTGGATTACTGGGTATTCCTTTTCCGTTGTTTAAAAATCTAAACAGTCCATCGGAACTAATCAAATACATTGTCAAACACATTGTGGCAAGTTTATGGGATCAGTTGTCTAGAAAGATTAGACTGATTATAGATTTAATCCAAACAGGTTTAAAAATCTATGATTCGATAGTAAAAAATGGATTTGTTTTATATAATCTTTGGAAAACAGCAATAGCCCAGCTTCTAAAAACAGTATTACATTATTTGTCAAATCCACCTAGTTTAAATGATATTAAAAATCTTCTTGAAAAATTTGCCAAAAAAGTTTTAAAGAAAGCACAAGTTACTATTGCTGAAATATTATCAGTAATAGATAAGTTTAAACTACCAATATTTGGAAATCCGTTTGATTGGAAACTCCCATTGAATATACATATGAAGATTCCTGAACTGGATTTTAATAAAATAATAAACGATATTAAACTTTGGCTAAACAACTTTGTGATGAACTTGATGATTAAGTTTATACAACTTGTTGAGAGAATATTGAAAATATTTGGGATTACTTTTCATTTGCCCAAGATACATATTCCGTTTTTTGTTTGTACATTAAAAAATACCCCTTGACAACTAGTTAGAAATACCGTACAATAAATATATATGCTTTCGCAGGGGCAAGTTCGCGTAGCGGATAGCAGTAGTTTAGATACTTCAGGCTCGGCAGAGGCTCTACACGCCCTGGGAAGTCTGTCAATTATTTTTGGAGTTCAATATGAAAAAAGTCACCGCATCGATGTTTTTGATTTTTGCCAGCAGTCTATGCCTAGCACAGGAAGTTGCCACAGTGGTCAACGTTCAACCCCGTTATGTCACCGTTCAACAACGACAATGTGAACAGCGTGAAGTAGTTCGTGATAACAGCCGAGGTGACACCGCAATTGGTGCTATTGCCGGTGGTGCGATTGGCAGCACATTGGGTCACAATAGCAATGATCGACTAGTTGGCGGTATTGCTGGTGCTCTTATTGGTGGTGCGATTGGTAACGAAGCAGGTCGCGACGGTGCTAGAGCAGAAGTGCGTGAAGTCTGCAGATATGTTCCGGTTACTATTCAGCAAGGTTCAACTGTGACCTTTAACTATCGTGGACAGGTGTTTACACAATCATTTGGTCAATAATATGAAAAAGTTTGAATATATTAACTGTCGATTTTTTAGATCATTAAAACTAAGATTAAAAAATAAAACATATACAGTATATCGAAATAAACCTAATCGTACTTGGCATTTTTATGTGTTTGATAATATAGGGAGTTATTATGAAGAAGATTATAACATCGATTTTAGTAGCGTTCACAGTTCTAGCAACATTTAATGCTAATGCTCACGAGTGGCATCACGGTGGTTACTATCGTGGCGGATGCCGAGGCTGTGGTTGGGTGCCATTGGCAGCAGGGGTTGTTATCGGTGCTGAATTAGCTCGTCCCTATCCCTACATTGTAAACGAACCAGTTTATGTTCAACCACAACCGGTATTTGTTCTGCAGCCAACATTGCCTCCTCCACCATACGGATATCACTACGAGCAAATTTTTGATTCGCAGATCAATGCTCAAAGAATTGTATTGGTGCCAAATTGAAACCGCTTCCAGAATATGGATGGGGTACTTTTGCAGAAGAATGGGAAAGAATGAATACACCTGAATTTGAAGAAGAACAAAAACAATGGAGTAGATATGCTGTCACTTTTACAGCAATACTCGCTGTGGTTGTTTGCATATTAAAATATTATAATTTAATTCCCCCAAATGCGCCAGTATAATGGAATCGCATAAAAGAACATTAGCAAGAAGTATCACATATAGACTTAGTGCTTGGATGTTGACAATTTTGTTATCTTATATGTATACAGGCAATCTTTCAGAATCAACTGGATTTAGTACTTTCCTACATTTGATTCTTTCATTAGATTATTATATTCATGAAAGAATTTGGATGAAGATTAGTTGGGGTAAGATTTGAGAGTAATCTCAATAGTAAGACTGTATGAAGTTGACAGAAAAGGATTCTGGACGCGGGTTCGACTCCCGCCAGGTCCACCATAAACACATGTGGGTTTAAGTCCCAAGTGGTAGTGTTATAGACACATAGCGGCACAGCCGATACCTTTCAGATTTGAGTGTGTTTATGATGGGCCTGACCTGGTTTTCGACAGGGTCAAGAGTAATGAAATGGACAGTCCGGCAATGTAGAAGCCGTTAGGATTGGGGTGACCCGATCGAAGACACGCAAAAAGTAATCGCAAACGATTCACAATATTCCATGGCCGCTTGAGCCAAGGTGAGGTAACTATACCTTATTACCCAAAATAGTAGAAAGGGCCTTGACGGGCCCTTTCTTTTTGTGTATACTAACTTTACTTTAACAAACAAGGTTCTTATGAAAAAGACTCTTTTAGCAGTGATGTTTGGTATCGCACTATGCGGCGCAGTTAATGCCAAACCCGGCCAAGGTGGGGCTAGTCGTGGCAGTTTTAGTACTCCATCGAGTGTGCCACATAGTTCCCCTGGCCCTGTTCATCCTATCGCATCTCCTAGCCCACAGAAAGGTAGTTTTAGCGCCGCGCCCGCTCCTGGTCAAAAAGGTAGTTTTAGTGCCCCTGCACAGACTACTACTCGCACAACCACTACCGCAGTAAATCGAACTTATACAAGTCGCTATGTTAGCCCCGGTGGCTACTATGGTGGTTGGGGTTATGGTTATCACTATAACAACGGATTGATGACTGGACTAATTATTGGCAGTATGATGCATCCATATGGTACCGTAATGTACACAGGTCCCGGTGCGTACTACAATAATGCTGTTCTGTATCCCGATGGTCGAGTGGTTAATCAAAATGGTTATTTGGTAGGAACCTATGCCGGCGGACAGTTCAATCCCGTCCAAAACGGTCCCATGGTAGCGCAACCTGCTCCTGCTGATGCCGGTGCTCAACAACCAGTACAGCCACAACCACAACAACCACAGGTTATCTATGTCGAGAAACCTGGACCTACAGCAGTGGAAGTCTTTGGCTATGCCATGGGTGGATTTTTGGTGGTAGTATTGTTAATTGCTTTATTTGGAATGGTGATTTAATATGTTGTTCATTTGGTCTTTGGTATTTTTCCTTTTTATACTTGTGCTGATGGTAGCAGTTTTTCGGAGGGATCAAGAAGTGATTTATGATATCGATGATGGTAGTGAAATTGAAACTACAGTGACAACTACCGTTACTACCAATCAAATAGCTACAGTGGGCACTATCTATGCCTTCCAGAAACTTCCAGATGCTACTTGGTATGTTATTGATCCGGTAGATAGTCAAGAAACATCAGTCAATGCCAACGACGACTACTACCGCGATGCTGGTGGTAAAGTTTGGAGTTTGATGTAATATGAGCACCGAAGATGATAAATTCAAACACAGCAAACGTCTCCAAAAAGACGAAAACGCTGTTAAAAAACAAACTAAAATTGCCAAAGAACACGGTATGGCAGTAAAAGAACCACATAAGTTTGCCAAACATCATGCTATGAACTGCGGTAATCCAAAATGTATGTTATGCGGTAATCCTAGAAAAACTTTCAAAGAACTAACCGCACAGGAAAAGCGATTGTTCCAGGATGCTGATACTCCTAACGATAAACACAGTAACGGATTACCGCCTGAAGAAGAACAATAAATTTTTCCTATTTCAGTCATAGATACACTCATAGGAAAACCCTATGAAAATGCTTGATCTAGGTAGTAAATACTATTACAATAATATATCAGTGTTTACACTGAGTTAAAGTTTTTCATTATACACACAGGAGGAAATATGAAAACAATCGGCGATAAACTAGAACATTTCGTAGTTACAGGCGTTAAGCCAGGACAACCAGAAGATGCTTTCTTCAACATTGATGAAACAAGTTTCCCAGGTAAGTGGAAGATCATTGCTTTCTATCCCAAGGATTTTACATTTGTATGCCCAACTGAAATTGTGGCCTATGACAAGTTGAATCAAGACTTCGAAGACCGCGATGCTGTATTGTTGACAGGTTCAACAGATAATGAGTTCTGTAAGATTGCTTGGCAAAAGAGCCACCCAGACTTGATCAATATCAAACACAATCAATTCGCTGATACACAGCGTGGTGAGTTGAGTTTGGCTGAACAACTTGGTGTATTCTTTGGTCCAGCAGGTGCGGCACTTCGCGCAACATTCATTGTTGATCCAGACAACACAATCCAACACGTTACCGTCAACAACTTGGATGTAGGTCGTAGCCCAGAAGAAACTTTGCGTATTCTTGACGCACTTCAAACTGGTGAACTTTGTGCTTGTAACCGTACCGTTGGTGGCGCAACTCTAGGAGCATAATATGGCATTCATTGATTCAGTAAAAGGCGCATTGCCTGACTATGCTAAAGATGCTCGTTTGAACATTGATGCTGTATTGCTTCGTAGCACATTGGACAAGGATGTGGCTATGGGCTGTGCTGTAGCCGCTTTGGCTGCTACCGGCAACGGTAAGTTATTAGCTGTATTGTTAGCAGATGCTCCTGTATTTGCTGAGTCAGCAATGACTGCCGCAAGCATTATGGCAATGACAAACAGTTGGTACCCATATGTTGAAATGGCCGATGACGCAAACTTAACGGGTTTGCCTGCCCAACTGCGTATGAACGCCATCGCTACACACGGCGGCACAACTAAGAGCAATTTTGAAGCATTTAGTTTGGCCGCTAGTATTGTTGGAAAATGTGAGTTCTGCGTTAAAGCACACTACGAAACATTGAAGAAGGAAGGCTACTCTGTAGAAAACCTTCGTGACATTGGTCGTATTGCCGCAGTGATTAACAGCGTGGCTAAAGTATTGAATAGTTAACCACTATTCATATTACGATCGATTTCTGGATTATCAACTCTTAGATATCTCCAGTTATTAAAAAACTCTAGGGCCTTATCATCTGGTATTGGCCCTAGATTCATGATTGCACATACTCTTTTATATTCTGATAAAAACCCATTATCGCCTGTTAACATTAAATCTAAATCTATCGGTTTAATATCTATATTACTCAATACCCAATCATAGTCTTCTTTCTCTTGCGGACTAATTTCCAAATGCATATATCTATTCATAAAATGCCAGTTTTCTTCTGACACCTTAATATAATAGTGATGTTCATTTATATTAGTATCAGTAAACCTAAATGAAGAATTACACGTTAGTTTCCAACCAGCAAAATGTTTACATATTACAAGGTTTTTATTTTCTTTTCCCCCGGGGATATCGTAATCATTTAATATATTACCCCCGAATGGCAATAGATGTGCTTCTTGCCCCCAATTCTTAACTTGGGATTCTTTGAATATTAACCATTTCCATTTTTCTTCAAAAGTAGAATTAACAGGTAAACAACCGCAACTACCTTGTTTCCATGGCATCTTGACATTATCTGACAATGAAAATAATCTTGTCATAAAATTTCCGCCAGTTGCTGGTAAATATGTTATAATGTGTAAATCGGTAGTAGTTTGTCTTATTCGAGTTAAATTCATATATAGTATTTAATCTACTGTTACATTTGGGTTAAAATGAACAAATTTTGCCCAATTTCTATAGACTATATTAGTAGAAATGCTATATAATATACACATAGTCATTTAATGACTTGTTTATTTTTAACTTAATTAAGGAATTTAAAAAATGAAGAAATCTCTATTAGTGGCTGCTTTGTTCAGTCTAGCAGGTTTGGCAACTGCCGGCGACAATGTTGAAGTCTATGGCAAGTTGAATGAATATGTAAATAGTTACAAACTTGGTACTGCAACTGCGGTTACACAAGGTTACAACGATAGCAGCCGTTTCGGTGTCCGAGGATCTGAAGATTTGGGCGCTGGTTTGAAAGCAACTTTTATCGTTGAAACCAATCTTAACGCAGAAAATCCAGGCACTGCAAGTCACTCAACAACTACTGCTACTCCAACAGCATTAGGTGATCGTGAAAGTCGTGTTGGTCTACGCAATGACTATTTTTCTGTTGATTTAGGTCACGGTAAACAAGTTATCGGTCGCACACTAGATAACTACGATACATTCGGTAACTTTGACTTGTCAGCAACCAATGTTGTTCACAGTACACAAGGCCAACGATTGAGCAATGCAGTTTTCTTGACTGCTACTCCAATTGCTGGTGTTACTGCACGTTTTGAACAAGCAGAAAGCAATACTACTGCAAAAGCAACTCAAGCATATGGCGTTGAAGTTGCTAAGTTCGGTGCTAATTTGTCTGTAAACCGTTTGGACAACTATGCTGGTAATGCAACTACACAAGTTGCAGGCAAGTACACATTTGCTCCTACTGGTACTACTGTTCTTGCTTTGTATAGTAAAGATACAGTTGCTAATGTCAAATCAGTCGGCGAAACTGTTGGTGTAACACAAGTTGTTCCAGGTGTTAAAGCATTGAGCGTTTTGGCTACTTATGGTAAGAAAGACGACAAGAGCGTTGCTAACAACGACTTGAAGGCTTTTGCACTAGGTGCTAACTACAGCTTGAGCAAACGTACTACATTGCAAGCACGTTACATCAAGGAAGACTTCAAGGTCGCTACTGGTGATGTTCGTGAAGTTGCAGTTGGTATTCAACACAACTTCTAATCAGTAATACTGATTCAAAACAAGGCTACTTAGGTAGCCTTTTTTATTGACTAAAATTCTAAACGATAGTATAATAGTAACTGTTTGTAAACACTAGGACATACAATGACAATGCATCTACATCATCCTTCTCTTAGTCTTAATGGTAAGAAAAAGGGTAAAGTCAAATTCCGTAATGCTGAAGAAGCACGTAAGGCTCGTGAACTTGAAGCAAGTTGGAAAGAACTAGAGAAAAAGTGGAATGTAGAAGCCGAGGACAAGAAACGTCGCCGTGCTATGGACGCCGAACCTTTGGCATATAACTTGTCTACTCCTGTTGGTCGTACCACTAGTAACGATCTACCTAGCAGAGTAACCCCGGGCGGCTCAACTGCCCCCGTTCACAAAGTATACACCGGTACTAAAGTATTGGGTGTGACTATTGTTCATAAGAGTTGCCTTCAGCCAGTGTTCAATCAACAGGAAGCAATTGATGCGGCAAACATGCGTAGGTAATAAATAGATGCGTGGCGAACGAGATTGATCCCTCTTCTTGGCCGATACCAGGATAAATACTCATATAATATATGAGTCACCATCTGCATGTCTGAGTACAGAAAACCTGATAATTTTATTCCCGTTATATCTAACAGCGGTGCCAGTGGAAAGTTTATATCGACCATATTAACCTATTCTGCAAATAATATAGATTTTCCTTTCGATCCTAGAAAAACAACTGCCGACTATCATACCGAAGCTTGTAGTTTTATGGAGGAGCATACCAATTTAGGTTGGTTTGGGGTTCCCGGTGATGTAGAGTATTGGAACAAAATAACATTTAAAAACAATAGTCCATGTCGAATAATGGCATTTGCCGGCGGCGCCATCAACATGCCTTTGACAAAGTTTTTAAATGAATTTCCCAACGGAAAGGTGTTATACATTACAGTAAAACCCGAAGATATATTATTTGTTGATTTGAATCATGCATGGAAATTAGACATAAGACTGTACCTAAATCAAGAAGAAGTTGATGATCTTAATAGCCGAAATGGTTTCTTTGACTGGAGGAAAGAATATAGTATTGATAAAGTAACACAGATTGTTAAAGACAGTATTGGTCTAGATAAGGGACATTATCCAGGTCATTACTTTAATACCTTAGACTCTAGAGTAAGATCGTGGTATAGTACATTGCGACCTAACGCTAAAGAAAAAGTATTTTTAATAAATTTTTCTGACATTGTGGGTAACCCGGAACTAGTCATTGAAACTTTAGAAGAAATTAGTGGAAATGTTTTTACCCAAAATCTTTTAGATACGTATGCCCAATATGTAAATATTCAGCTGGATCATTATAAAGAACATATACCCTGGCATCCTATATTAAAACAATATGCTTGATAATTTTATCTATGTTTCTTCTGTAAATGGAGCAAGCAAACATTTTATTGCCACGCTGATTACATACCTAATAAATGATTTATCTCCTGATATAGACTACGAATCTCATAATACTTCTTTCAGTAATTTTGCCACTTACCACAATGAGTTTGATAATATTTTAGATAATGTACATACAAGCAGAACAGTAAAATGGCCGCCTTGGAAAGAAATTAATTTTTCAAATACTGACACTTATAAATCTTTGGGATTTCCCGGTGAAGGTATACCGATGTATCAGGATATTATTTCAGATTTTCCTAATTTTAAAGTAGTGGTCATTACAGTAGATCCCGCAGACTATAAGACTGTTGAACTAAATCATTTTTGGAAGCAGGATCCTGCATTTTATCTTGATCAGCTTGGTATAGAAGTTATAGATCACGGTGTTTTAATCTCCCCTGACCAAGCTTCAGAATATATTGATCAATATTTAGAAAAAGGTATTCCTGAATATTTTAAACTAACAGATCCGGATGCTTGTCAAAACTGGTATAAAAGACTACCTACCAATATAAGGGAAAGATATTTTTTTATAAACTTTGCAGATATTATAAGTGACCCGGAAACGGTTATTTCTTCTCTTGAAAATATTACACAAAAAACATTTGATGATAATATGAAAAAACGTTATTATCATTATGTTGATTTGCAAATAGAATATTATAAAAAATACTTGCCCTGGCACCCTATATTACAAAAAGGACAGTAATGTCAACAAAAATAACATTAATCACCCCTCCAGATTTTTATGAAACTGGAAATCTTAGTATCCTACTAGCACATTTAACTGATGAAGAACAAACAGCAGTAAGTGATTGGTTGGGTAAACACGACCTAAATGAAAATATTAACCTATATTTTTATGATAATGAAAATAACTCAACTTGGTTTTTGTATGCGGCCAACCGATGCGAATATAAGTATATTAACATTGATTATGTAAATTATATTACACAATCGTTAAGCGGACATGTACTAGGCAAACCTGGATTTTATTATCGAACAGATAATAGCGCATTGGCCGAAGTATATGCTCACATCAATACAAGACGTGTTGATACTGTAGAACAATTTTTAGAAAGTATTTTCAGTGACAAACAAACTACAAACAACTAATCATTGCTGTGACTTTTGTGGAAAAAGCAAAGAAGATGTTGAAAAACTCATTGTGGGCGAACATGCCGCTATATGTAATGACTGTATTACATTATGCGTTGATATTCTAGAAGATGAAAAATTTAAGAAGGTAGCAGACAGTACCAAACGTTTAAACCCTGCCGCTATTAAAGATTTCCTTGACGAATATGTTATTGGGCAAGATGATGCTAAGATTAGTCTAAGTGTAGCAGTTAGCCAGCACTTTAAACGTATCAATAATCCTAGCAAAGACGTACAGTTAGAAAAGACCAATATGTTATTACTAGGTCCCACAGGCTGTGGTAAAACCATGTTGGTGCGTAAGATTGCCGAGTATTTGGATTTACCATTTGCTATCTGCGATGCTACTAGCATTACTGAAGCAGGATATGTGGGTGATGATGTAGAAAGTATCCTACTGCGGTTGCTTAATGCCAGCGATGGAGATGTTGAAAAAGCCCAACGTGGCATTGTTTATATTGACGAAATTGACAAGATTGCCCGTAAAGGCGAAAGTACAAGCATTACTCGAGATGTCAGCGGGGAAGGCGTACAACAAGCATTACTTAAAATGATCGAAGGTAGTGTTATGCGAGTTCCATATAATGGAAAACGTAAACATCCTGGCAGTGACATGCAAGAACTCGATACTCGAGGTATTCTGTTTATCTGTGGCGGAGCCTTTGTAGGTTTGGATAAACTTATTGAAAAACGTCTTCATAGTCGTAGTGTAGGATTTCACAGTGATATTAAATCTAAAGACGATGCCACAGATTATTACAGTTTAACCACAACCAAAGACATTATTCAATACGGATTTATTCCTGAGTTTATCGGTCGTTTTGGCCTAATGTCCAATGTAAGCGAGTTAAGCGTTGAAGATTTGGTCCGTGTACTAAAAGAACCCAAGAACAGTTTGATTAAACAATATCAATACATGTTTGAACTGGATGGTATTGAACTACAGTTTGAGGAATCTGCCCTAACACAGATTGCTGAACGAGCCAAAGAACTTAAAACCAATGCTCGTGGATTGAAAAACATTATTGAAAAGACCCTGTTGCCTTACCAGTTTGATGCTATTAATCTGGCCAATAGGGGATTATCTAAAATCGTTATTAACAAAGACACTATTGCTGGAACTAGTCCAGCCATAATGATATTTGACAACGAGCAGGTTAAAAGCCAGTAGACTGTAGGAATCCCACAAGCATAATGCGGGGTTCTTGAGCAAACTGTGTGACGGGAGTGACACAATGTGGAACTTGTCCTCCCAAGTGATCCATGATAACCAACTGATTGAATACGGGCATGGTCACACTAGCAGTGGCGTCATCGTTGATAGACAGCAGTAATCCACCCCAATCCCACTTCCATTCTCGACTCAAATACCAAATAAATCCAATATCGGCTCTATAAGCATCTTTGTGTACTCGAAACTGTCCACCTTCTTTCATAATGTAGCACTTTAGTTCTACATTGATGATTTGTTTGTTTGTGGCCGTTTCTATGATAGGTTTGATGTAGGAATAAAAACTATCTCTAATGACCGAGTTGCCTTCAAGATAGTTTGATCTATAGAACTCAGAAAAATATAACTCATCTGGTCCGGGAATACACGCTCTTGTATCATCTTTGAAATCTCTGGCGTAATATCCACGGCGTTCTTGTTGAATTTTATCGTAGTCTGCGTTTAAAAACTCTTGTCTTGCTAAAAGGGCTTGGGTTTCTGGCAAGGCATTTAAAATGACTTCCATGGGTTTTCCACTGCCTGTACTCATTGGGTATCCTTACATGTGTTATACTTACTTATTATATTATCTTGTAATATATTGATAAAAGTGATAAGTAAAATATATTTGCCATAATGGTATAAAAGATTTAAATGAGTAGAAACAACAAAGACAAAATTACAGGTTCTAAAATAATCGTAGGAGAACTACCCCTACAAGTTGCCCTGCGTAAGTTCAAACAGAAAGTAGATGATTCTGGCAAGTTGGAAATCTTGAAAGAAAACATGTTCTACACCAAACCAACCACTGAGCGTAAACGTAAAAAAGGTGCGGCCCGTGCCCGATGGCTTAAGAAGTTAAAAGAAAACGAGCTACCCAAAAAAATGTATTAATTTTAACCAAAATTCATTGACATTTCAATGTTCTAGTGTTATAATATATGTGTTGTGTGTGTTATTCATACAACATTTTTATAAACCTATTGCACCGTGAATCGGGCAGAAAGAAAATTGAAATGGCTTATCATCCAAAATTGGTAGCAGCATTTGGTGCCGACTTGTTTAAAGTTCTTGGTCCACCAGCTGATCGTGTTAAGTGGTCCTCTCTATCACTTGCAGAACAAAAATCCCGTCTTAAACGAATTCCAGAGTATGTGAATACACGTAGTTTGGGCAAACATCCTACTCTGGTCGATGTTCTAGTTCTTGCACTGAACAAACTGGTTTTGATGGGTACAGATAATCCTTTGTTGGGCATTGACTTGCCTGTGTATGACAGCTTGTTCGATGCCGCTAATAAACTAAACACACAGGCTCTTAATTATAATTCTAGCAATTTGCAACCACTAGACAAGCTGGTTAAGAATGCCGAAAAACAACGTGATGTTTTCCTGCGTCATATCTTTGAAGACATTATTTTCCGCTTCAATCCAGGTTTGGTATTGCCGGGTGTTGGGCGACTGAATAGCAAGGGTTTCTTGTTTGTTAATGATGCCCAGCATAGAACTTTAGGTTGTATTATTCTCGGTATTGAAGATGTGCCAATTAACTACATTACCAGTGATGAAGAATTCTGGGATGTGGCACAGTATGCCGCACTGAACATTCACAGTCTCACAGCCAGCGAGTTTGATCGCTATCGTATTCGCGTTCAGCGTGAAACAGCCGCACAAGAAGCAGGCTTCCCTAGCGAGCCAGAAGACGCAATCAGTTTTGAACTTAGTCAGTTGTTTGGCAATCTCGGTATCGAAGTTATTGAAAAAGTCGAATCAGGTAGCCGAGCAGGTACGCTTACTAGTATCGGTAATATGATCAAGTATCGTATTGTGTATGGTAAAGATTATTTTACTCGTGCTACTACAATCAACGCACAGTTGTTTTCAACCAGTAAGTTCCATACTGCTAACAGTTGGGGTCTGATGGAGTTTTTGAAATATCAAAACTTATCAGAAACTGATCTAGTAGTGGATCATGCTATTATGACAGCATTGGCTGAACGTTGGCCCAAGAAAAACACAGGTGGACAGTTGCACAAAAATATTAAGGATGCCTACAAAGACCAGACTTCTGCATCGTACTCAAACAGTCGTGTTCCAGAAGAGATGATTATTGCACACGGTATCTACCAAGTGTGTAAGAAGTATGCTCCTAGTATTAAATGGGCAGAACCTGCTTGGCCTAGTGGCAACAAGAAATTCAAATTGGCATTGGTCTAATGAAAAACTTTGTTGCTATAAACGAAAGCATCTCGACTCTTGAGCCTTACAAAGGATTTGACGAAGGTACTTACTACACAATGAGTATCTTTAACGAATTCTGTAAGACTCGAGATTTGAAGCGTGTGGCAATTTTTGGATACTACAAAAGCAAATACCACTGGACTAATGCAGAAGCACAAGAGATGTACAATAAAGCACCAGACGGATGGACTGACGGTGTTGGCGTATATCGCAAATTTGACTGGGGTAAAGGCGAGAACAAAATTAAGTGTGGAGAAGATTGGGAATGGCACGAACCACAACTAGATCACCTAGTGCCTCGGTCTCGTGCTAAGACCATGGGTTGGACCAAAGAACAGATCAACCATCCTAGTAATTTCCAAGTACTGCCTGCATTTTTAAATCGTATTCTAAGTAATTTAACAGATGAGCAAGCACCTGCTATATTGCCACTAATTATTGCTCAATTTCCAAATGTAGTAATTGACAAATCCTAAGAACGAAAGTATAATAAACACATGGCAAAACATTTAATGGTTGATATGGAAACTATGGCAGTTTCCCCAAATGCAACAGTACTCAGTTTGGGTGCTGTACACTTCAATCCCTATGGCAACGGCTATGGTGATAAACTCTACTTCCGTATCAATATCGATGATCAAGATGCACTAGGTCGTGAAGTTGATCCCAACACAATCGAGTGGTGGAGCAAGCAAGACCCTGCGATCATGGAAGAAGCGTTTAGTCCTGACAATCGCATCAGCCTAGTAGATGCCATGGACCAGTTCCACAAGTTTGCTTGGGGCTGTGATGCGTTCTGGAGTCATGGTGCTACCTTTGACCTTGTGATCATCGAAAACATCTATCGCCAGCTAGGCAAACCCTTGCCGTGGAACTACTGGCAGTTGCGTGATACTCGTACCTTGTTTGACCTGGGCTATGATCCAGATATGCCACAGGGTGCCAAACACGATGCTTTACAGGATGCTATCCGCCAGGCTGTGGGTGTACAAAACATCTACGCTAAAATGAAAATCAGGGAGCGTTAATATGTCAGAAGTACCAATCAACTATATTCCTTCACCTAGTGTAGAACTAGAACTAGAACAACGAACCTACAATGTTGTCATGAATGGCAATGAAGTAGGATTTAAAGTATATGGCGAAGAGGATGACCTCGATACTTTGGAAATGCTGATTGCCTATTTGGTCAAAGCTGCTGCCGCTACATTACCCGACGACGAAGACGACGAGGAATGATTATTTGAACCAGCCTAGCTTCTCACCAGCGGCTAGTCTGCGTTCAGCTTCTGCTCGACTTCCGGGTAATCTATAGGCCCATAGAATAATCAAGGCAAAGAATATACTTAGTCCTAGACATAGTTTCCAGTTACCAGTACGCCAGTAGATTAATACTAGGCTAAAGTCCATGCTTAGGAACATAGCCCATTTGGCCAATGTAGGAAAGACACGCCCGTTTTGCCAGTTCTTGATAAATGGTCCAAACAACTTGTGATTAAGCATGTAGTTGTGAAACCGTTCACTGCTTTTACTAAAACACCAAGTAGCAAGTAATGCTGGTGTTGACCAAGGTAATCCCGGAACAAAAGTTCCTAGATAGGCAATGCCTAAAAATACAATACCTAAGCTAAACCAAAGTGCTTTTTTAATCTTATTCATTGTCATCCTTTACATGGTCTGATTTTGGACCAATATCTTTCATCTTTTCAAAATACTCCGCTCGACTGCGTTCAAATTCCTCTTTATTGAATGTAGACGAGTTTTTGATTTCTTGTATAATAGGGTGTAGAAGTTTATTGGTAATGATTTTGGAAAATGTTTCCAAGACTTGTTCAGGATCTTCACCTCGAGCTATACGTTTTTTAGCCCGTTCGATTCCGTCAGCTTGTGCTTTCAAAACCCAATCCTGAAATTGATAGTCTTCTTCCATCCCTTACTATAGCATAATATTTACTCAAAGTCAAGTTGACACAGTGAGTATATGAATGTATAATAACTACTATGACCACTAATGCTTTTATCTTTGCTTGGGACTGCTATGGTATAGAATCCATTGTGCCCATTAGTCAATATGAACACATTGACCGTGATAACACCATGCGTATCCTAGCAGAGAAGCCTAGAGTATCTAATCCCATGGATGGTATTATCCGTAATTTGTTGATGAGAGCAAGATTTAATCCACAACGAAACTATGAAATTTATGCTATAGATTGTGATACTAGTTTAGATGAAGTATTTTGGCATGAACAATGGGAAGAATATCCACAGGAAACAGCAGAACTGATTCGCGAACGAGGACACAAACTATACAGCGATAGATCTACTATAGAAAGAACTATAAAATGAAAATCAATTTAGTATCAGATTTACATTTGGATATTTCTAAATTCTTAGAAATGCCCGGCGGCGAGGTATTAATCCTTGCTGGCGATATCTGTGAATATAGAGCATTGAAACACGAGTTTCACGAAACCAAAACCATCGATCGAGAACCGGGAGATTATTGGTGCCATGATTTCTTTGAGTTTGAATGTGCCAAATATGATCAAGTGTTTATGGTCATGGGTAATCACGAGCATTACCGTCATAGGTTCGATAAGACCTATAATGACCTAAAAGCTATTCTGCCTGCTAATGTGACATTGTTAGAAAATCAAGCAGTGGAGTACAATGGTGTTATGTTTATGGGTGCTACATTGTGGACTGATTTGAATCGTGGCGATCCTATTACCGTATACACCGTTAAGGATAGTATGAATGACTACAAGGTTATTCAAAACTTTTACCCAGAAAAATCTCTATATCATAAACTAACTCCTGATCATACACATCGAGTTCATAAGGACACTTTGGCTTACTTTAAGCAAACACTGGAAGCCAACCTCGATCGACCATTTGTTGTTATTACCCACCATGGTCCGAGTTATTTGAGTATCAACGAAAAGTTTAAACACGACTACCATATGAATGGCGGCTATGTTAGTGATTTAAGTGATTTTATTTTGGATCATCCTAATATCAAAACTTGGGTACATGGGCATGTTCACGATCCCTTGGATTATATGATAGGAGATACTCGTGTGGTGTGTAATCCTCGTGGGTATGTTCCGTGGGAAGCTGGTAATGGATTTGATGTTAACTTTACCTTTGAAATATGACTAGATTTTTTGCTTTTGGTTGCAGTTTTTTTAACTGCGGCTGGCCTACTACTCCAGATTTCATAGGAGTAAACTTTGATGAGTATTACAATGCTGCCGAACAGGGGTCTTGTAATACCTACATAATGAATAAGTTTATCCAAGCAGATCATAAGTTTCATTTTAATCCAGAGACTGATTTTGTTTTAATCGGATTAAGTGGTTTTGGTAGATTTAGTTTTTATAACAAATCTAAAAATGTATGGGATTGTAATGGGGATTTGATTTATTTTTCTTATACACAGCAGGCTAATAAAATAAAAGATAAAGGCTCATTTCCTCCCGATGATACTACAGTTGATAGTAAACTAAACTTTATCGAAAATCTATGGTGCAGTACATGGGCTGTAGAATCTTCTTGGGTAGCAGTTAATGCTATGAAATCTATATTAGAAGCCAAAGGAATCAAACATCGATTTATATCTAGCATAGATAATAGTCATTATATGGAGCATTATAAACTGTTTGATTTGGATAAAAATTCTTTTAGGAAAGTATTAGAAATCCGAGCAGCATTAAATGTTAAGGAATCTATTCTAGAGTTTCAAAAAAAAGATAGTTTTGGTCCACACCCGTTTTATATCAAAGAAAACTTTGAAAATAGTCATCCTAACTCGGCATGCCATTATAAGTTTGTAGAAAAATATATGCCGGACCTGTTAAGTGATAAATCAAAAGAAATGCTAGATTATATACAAGCAACATGGAATAGAGATTCTATAGCCAACGAAACACAATGTTTCGATAATCTAAGAAAAACACACCTTACAAGTTTTAAAAGACACATTTAATGAATACTAGATTTTTTGCTCTTGGTTGTAGTTTCTGTAAAAATATATGGACTACAGTACCTGACTTAGTTGCAGGTAACTTTGATGAATACTACAACTACGGATCTGCTGGTGCATCAAATAATATGACCATGCGTAGATTTTTGGACTGTGATATTAAATTTAAGCTCAATCCCGAAACTGACTTTGTTCTAATCATGGTCACTGGTATAGGTCGATTTGAATATTTAAAAGCAGATCCGGGTAGAGATCCCTTTTGGTTAACCAAAGGAGACATTGAACAATGGGTATTGATGCGTAATACCAATGATTCCGACTATAGTACATTAAAGTCATTTGTTGATACTATGTGGAATAGTGATTGGGCAGTGGATAGAGCATGGTCTTCTATTAAAGTCATTAAGACAATATTAGATGCAAAAAAAATCCCTTACAAAATAATCCCGTCCATGGACAATAACTATTATAGAAGTGAAACTAGTGAACCTTCTAGTCTTAAGTTAATAGATGATTTATTTGATATGATGGATATTAAGTTTTCTATAAGGGAACACCAACTTGCTATTAAGGATCAACCGTTGCATTTTTCCTTGGAAAAATACACAGACGGACACCCTAGTCCCGAAGCCTGTTTAAGTTATATTGAAAAATACTTACCGGAGTTTTACACAGATAAGACTTTAAAAATATTCAAAGAATACGAAACTATATTTGATCCAGAATCGGTTCTAAAAACTGGAAGCGGCCACGGCGATTATCTTAACAAAAGATTCGGTGTTAGGGTAAGGCAAGTATGAGCAAGGCCATCATACTTACAAAAGCAAAGTGGTATAGGCTAATGGACCGATTGATCAAGGACTATCCTCGAAGTGTCACCATGATTCGATCTAAGATGCGGGAACACCTCGGCTTTGTTGACCGCGAGCACGAGGAATGGCATGATAGGGATGTCTCCAGTGGGGAAGATGTAGGGTATGGTACCAAATATCGCACCACCATGGTCCATTTGGATTTCTACGATGAAAAGAAGCGTACTATGTTCTTACTCAAGTATTCGGACTATGTTTAAAGGCAGAGGTGTTGTACAAATAACAGGACGCAGGCCCTACGATGGTGTCATGCCTCCCTACAAGGCCATTATAAGAACTATGTTTGAAATTAGAGACACAGCAGAAGTAGATGGCGAAACTTGGCACACGGTTCAGGTCAATCCACGAGTCGGTCCTTGGATTAAAACTCAGGACCCTGATCTATGGTATGACCATAAAACCGCCAACAACTACAAGGTTGTGGATACCTATGACATGCATGAGCGATTATATACCATGCTGGCTCTAAAGTTCTCATGAAAGACCTGTTTGATAGAACTCGTAGGTTCCAATATGTCAATGGTCCTGAACTGGGTTTTGAAGAAAGTCACATTATAGTTTTGACTAATATAGATTATTGGATTGAACACTACCATGAACTTGAGGAATGGTGTAGCACTCGAAGTGCCGAATGTAAAGGTATGACCGTGTCAATATACGATGACACGACCTTGACAGAATACCTCCTACGGTGGAGTTAAATATCTCTATGATCGAGGTCAAGTTATTACACAAACAGCCCAATGAAGTTGTGGAAATAGTTCGCGAACTGCGGCGTATGGGTTGGCAACAGGGTGCTGATTTTGACTACATTTTCTACCCTGCTCGGTACAATAATGACGGCTTCGAAGCCGTGGCCCCTCGGCAAACCAAGTTCTTGTTCTATAACGAAAAATATGCTACAATGTTTACATTAAAGTTTATGTAAAAGGCGTATATGAGCGAACCCGTTAAACTATATTGCACCTACGACGAATCTGAATATATTTGGATTGTTTGGTTCCCACATCCTTTGGGTGGAATGAATGTTTTGGAAACTTTCGAAACTGAAGCCGAAGCCCGGGCCTTTTGGCAAGATCAAATCGACTCAGCGGAATATGACTGAATGGATCACCGTAAAGATACCGCGACCTAAAGGTGATATACAAAAAAATATATGGCACGAACGTAAGGTTCGTGATTGGGTAGATGCTCGGAACATTACTGATTATAGATTTGCCTTTGAACGATCAGATTGGGAACAGTATCTATATATAGAATTTCTGAATAGTAAAGATGCTGTGTTATTTGGATTATCTTGGAATTGACACACAGCCCGAACTCTGTTATAATATATACTATGATGACACAAGAGTTTATCCGTAGCCAAGTTGAATATTACCGAAAGCATTTGAATTGCGGCCCAAGCCGTGATTGGAATCAGATTTTGGGATTATATCAATATTATAAGGGGTTGCTGAAATGAACGAACGAGCAATAAAACTGTATGAAGAGGCAACCGAGTTTGCCTACAAAACTGTTGGTAAAGAACACGCTGGCAAATCTTATTTTCAAGGTGTTATTGCAGGCAAGTTCGCCGAGTTGATTGTTAGGGAATGTATTGACATTGGCGACAACTATCAGGACATATTAGGGAATGAACCTGAATGTTTTAATTGCCGTAAAGTAGCATATGGTATTGTAGATAAGATTAAACAACATTTCGGAGTTGAATGATGAAGATTGAATTACCTCAAGATTTACCCGAAGAGTGTATTGAATGGTTATGGACAAATGTAGGTAAAGGTAATCTATCCTTAGACAACATTAGGCGAGTGAATATGTTAGATACTGATAGTTGGTTTTACGACCGTGTTAGAAAGCCATCGAATTTCGATGGGCCATCGAAATGGGCACGAATTATCACTATACCCGATGAAAAAATGGCTATGTTATTTGTGTTAAGATGGAGTTGAAATCGGTTGACTTTTAACCCAAACGGCAGTATAATACATACATCGCAACAAGGAACATTGATATGATGAACGAACGAATTAAAGCCCTTATGGGAAAGACACTGGATAGCGAATTCAGTCACACCTGGGACACCATGACATATGAAGGCTTGCTACAATTTTCAGAAAAGTTCGCCGAGTTGATTGTGAAAGAATGTGCTAATGCCATTGTCAATGACAGTCGTTTGAATGATGTTCGTAGTGCATCCAATGGATGTGTGCGAACGATTAAAGAACATTTTGGAGTTGAAGAATGATTAAACTAACAGAATCGGAAGAAAAAGATTTGCTGGCGTATTATGCGTCATTTGAGATTGATGAACAGGAGACCGTTCAACCAGACTGGGTAAGTAGGAAATTTCCTTCTACCGGGCGTGTGTGCCGATGTGTTGAATCAAATGGTTCAGTTATTATCAAACAGGTTGTGGAATACTATCCAA